TGGGTGGCACTCATTTTTTGCAAACCGGTTATTTGTTACTTAACAGGAATGCTCCTAATTTATAATTCTACGCACCGGCAGTTGATTATTTCATCTATCGGTGCGCCCATACTATCATCAAGTGGGAACATCATTTTGTACCCATTGATGGTAAAAGGCTCATTTATCGGAACTGTCTGCCCGTCAGCCTCCCAATGGCTTACCCGGACACGTTCATCTCTCATACTTACCCATGTATGGGTGTCCTGCCTCTCGGCAAGGTTCTGATGATTGATCCAGTTATATATCCAGTTGGTTTCATTTAAGGCAATCTCGGTTGCTCTGACTTCCGAGAACATCCGCTTAACACTCTTTGGAACATCCTCTTCTTTCATAATGCCACCGGTCATGCGAGACATTTTATAATCATCGTTTCCGTTGGCGTTTGCTACCGCTCTTTCGGTTGCCTCCTGAATGTACTTTGCAAATCTGTATGCCTTTTCTCTTACCTCTGTCTCGTACTGATATTCAGAAGCCATGGCAAAATAAAGATCCATGAGCTCATTTTCATAATCAGAACTCGACTTCTCGTAAAGGAATATCCCGGAGAGAAGATTCATAAACTGTGCTGCAAAGAAATCAACAAGGGCATTGATAAATTCCTTGGCAGTATTTATCCGGCGGAGCTTATCGTCTTTGAGGATATTCATTTCATCAAAGTATTGTACCGGATCATACATATCTCACACCGCCTATTCTTCTACCATTGCCGTTTTGCTCGGCTGCTTTGATTCCTCTGTCTTATCCTTTTCCTCGTTGTTCTCCCCACCGTTCCCCTCATCATCCTTATAGGCGTTAGGGTTCGGCTGCTGCGTTTTTTCTTCCTTGGATGCAAGTTTCTTCTGTATGCCCTCGATAATAGTCTTACTGTCAACCCATGCCTGCTGAGGATCTGTAAACAGTCCAACAGTATTGAATGAAGTGAGACCGTCTACTCCGGCATTTAGTAATGCCACAAGGGAGTTTGTTTTTGACACCAGATCATATGTCTTGGTTCTGCAGAAACGTATTTCAACGTCTGCCGTCTCTATATCTTTCAGACCGTCATACGGTCTCTGATCTGCCTTGATTATCTCTATTGCCAAATCAATAATCTGCATTTCCGGTTCCGTGAATAACTGTTCAACGGTCTTTGCGGAAATCTCCAAACACTGCCATCCATTTGATAGCTGCATTGCTCCTGTGGTAGAGCCGCCGCTTGCTTCCTGCCATGACGGAGTAGAAGTAATCTGCTCCAACTGGGAATTGAGATGATCCACAAGTTTCTGTACCTCACTCTCATTCAATGTCTGATTGAGGTAGGTAATCTTTGCTTCCTTGCCGTCTCCGGTACTCTTTGTCATAATGACACCATCGCCGTCAACGAGATTTTTCTTACCCTCTTCATTTACTTGGCAGTTGTGCATCCAAAGTAAGGACTGAACGTGCTGCAATATATCATTGATACGGTCTGAATCCACAAGGTTCATGGCATCCATGAGTGGGATAACCTTTTCAAAGATACCCATGCGGTCATTCAATGCAAATTCTACGACCGGTATTCTTCTCAGTGGGTTCGGAGTGATATTCTCTTTCAAATGATAATCCGTTGTATTAAGCTCATGCTCAATGGTGTAACAGAATCTGCTTGAATATGCTGTGAGAGTGATGGTTCCATCATCGTGTATGAAGTAGGTACATCCAAGCACCGGTTCTCTGTACGCATCGTTGGAATACACCACGAATGTTGTCAGTGGACTCGGAACCAAAAGCTCAAACGGAGAATAACGGCTTGGATTTCTGTTCGGCAACATCATCTGGTAACCGACTCCACAGATAAACAGATTTCTTCCAAGGGCAATGTCCTTTGCCGATTTGCTCTGCTCCTGCATCATTTTGTTGAGCATGGCGATTTTCAAATCGTCAATGTTCTCTCCGTTATCCTCGTCCTTTTTCTTTAAGAAGCCGAATAAGGCTCTCTTCTGTTTCTTTGTAGGCTCTATCTTTGCTCTCTGTACGAAAGTAATCGGGTTGGAAAAACAATATCCCAGATGCACGTCCACAATCTTTGAAGCATTGTTTTCTACGACTGTGGCATTAAGGTCCGATCTGATTTTCTTTTCACGGTTGAGAATTGGCTGATTTCCTCTCTCATACTCAAAAAGGTATACTTCCTCGGCAACATTTTCCTGATGTTCCATAAATGCTTTTGACACAACCTGTATGATATTGTCTTTCGTTATCTCCCTCTCATCAGTCATTAACATTCGCCTACCGAGAGTCGGACGGTTGCTTGCGTACATGAAGTTTCCCCTTTCCGAATAAAACAAAAGAACCGATCAAGTCTACTTATGACTTAACCGGCTCAAAGGCTCTTTGCTTAATTCTATTTTTATTACTTCCTTGCACCCACGGCAGTTTATGAAAATCGTGCCGGATGCTCCGGGTGCTTTCTTGAAAAGAAGTTTTTCACGGTTTGCCCGTGCCTTACATACAGGGCAGTATACGTTTTCCGTTTCCAATATAGCTGCTCCTTTCTGTAATTAAATAGTTGTGCGAATAGGATTTGAACCTATGATCTCCTGCGTATCAGACAGACGTGCTACCATGCTGCACCACCGCACATTACTGGGCGGTTCATCGCCGCCCATGCCCCTATATTATCATGGAGGAACCATTACCCTCTATCGAGAGGTAAGAGCCAAGAATGGGAGTCGAACCCACAACCTCTTGATTACAAGTCAAGTGCTCTACCAGTTGAGTTATCCGGGCTTAACAATATGGAGTAGCATTGCACTACTCCACATAAGAAAAGGATAATCCACCAACGCCTTTACCAAGACACCCTCATTCTAACAGAAAAAGGATGGTAAATGTATAGAGTATCGGTGAGACCGATATTTTAACATAGTCATCCTTTGTCAAATGATATAATTGAAAGTTTATGGTGTAATTGAGTTCGTTTTTTTATTGTTTCGGTTCGTAATCAATGCAGTAATCGTCATAGGATGTGACTGCTCCGTAGCTGTCGCTGTCCTCGTTGCTGCATATCCAGTCCGTAGTGCCGTTGAAATTCTCATGCCATACACAAGTACCGCAAATTCCGTTACATCCCATTCTGTCCCTCCATCAATCTCTGAGCCTCTTCCGTGCTGCATACCGTCACTCCGGTTTCTTCCTCACACTTCTTTACCATACCGGCTCCGTCCCCGGCATAGCTTTCCCAAATGTGCTGTGATTCTACGAACACATCATTGATACGCTTATATCCGAATCCATAGGTTCTGTGAAGTGCTATGGCAATCGCAGCATATATCTGTGGAACCATCTGGTCTGCCGCAGTAGCAACGTTCTGTGAACGGTTTCTTCTGGCGATTTCATTCAGGGAATTTATCAGTTTGTTATTCTTCGCCATATCTTTCCTCCAGTGCATCCTCAATAATAGAGTCCGTGTAAAGAAATTCTTTCATATCTGCTCCGCAGCAAGGCGGCTCGATAGGTTCTCCACCATAACAAGCCATTCCGTGAGGACATTCAGCGTTTTCAGGACAATATTTGCAATAATCCTCTCCGTCATGTGTTTTCAGCCATTCATCAAGGATTTGTTCGTCTCGATGCTTTTCAAATACCACTATTGCATCTGCCAGAAAGTCGGTTTGGGCAAACCATTTCAGATCGTCAATCACTTTCCACGGGTTATCGCCAGATACATTCATACAAACTTCATGTAACCTTTCCATTTGATCGCAGTCTTTATATTTTTCCTCTATTTCTGCGATAGGAGATTTTAATGCGTGATAATTGCGAATGTGAACATAATTGAAGTATGCCGAGGAATATTCCCCTACTTCATACTCTCCGGGTTCAAATGTGTGGTTTTGCATCACGATCTGCAAAGCAACCGGAAGCTCGATAATGAGCATTTCGGCTTTTTCAATATCCTCAGCAGCGTATTCTCCACTTTCTTCATCGCAGTGCCATCCCATGATTTCACACACATTCGTTGTTGGGCCGCTGTTCCCGAATGGTCTTTTAACATCTATTGCCGGTCTATACCTATCCTTAGAATCTATTAAAATGGAGATTCTAAAATTAAGGTCTGTCATAATCTTTATGTGCTCCGGTTTTAATTTAAAACTTGGCATATCAACCTACCTCCGTTTCATTCCTCTGACTGTATGTTTCCTTTTGTTTCCCATAAATCTGCCACTTCCCTTTGAACCGCCAAATATGAAAGCGGACATATTTCCGCCGGACGGTTTCTGTGTGGCTGGTTTGAAATCTGCTGATGTGTTTTCCTCCATAGGATGTAACGATGGCGTTTCTGGTTTATACTGAGGTCTCCATACCATGACAATCTTATTCTCTTTAGGATCGACAAATCCAATTCCATTTTCAAAGATAGTAAGATTAAGTCCATGCCGGATGCAAGCCTCTTCGATTTCTTTCTGTACCTCAACTGCTTTTTTCTGCGCTTCTGTCATACCATTTTCTCCTTTCATCGTGCAGTTCTCACAAGTCTATAAATATTTTCATCATTGACGATCGTAAATGCTGTGGAATCTTTGATTAAACAGCTATCCGGCGATACGGCTTCGCACTCAAAATCTTTAAATGCCTGTTTCTGGTACGAATATATTCTGATATTTCCATCAATCGGTATTGAGATATTGGAGTTATAAAAACATACATTGCCAAGCCCGCATTGATATTTAATGCGATCCTCGCTATACGCTACTCCATGTTCATTGCACACAAAGGTAAAGAACTGTCCGGCTCCGTTTTCCAACACGATAAGCCATCCTCCGGTTATTTTATCTCTGTGTATTCCATAATTATTCACGGTATCAGTATATGGTATCTCAATGTTTTTTCCATCCAGATTCACAATGAGGTTTTCTGCAAATCTACTCACAACGCACGAATGTCCCTCAGATACCGCAAAGTAACTCTCATATCCACATTTTGTAATCGTCCGTATTCCGTTGCCTGATTTTGTGATCTGGATAGAGGTTAATGTATTGGCAGGACTTATGAAATATACTGAATCTCCTGCCGCATAAATCGGACTCTTGTGTTTCTTCTCAAACACATATTCTCTATCCGTGGTAAACCAGAACGCTCTATCATCCGCTTTTATTACAATATTCTCTGCTCCAACCTCTGCGAAATGGTATTTAATTCCGCTTTCGTATGTGAATTTATTCCCATTCTTAACTTCCACTACTTCTCCGGCATTATTGATATAGCACTGCTCATTTAGAACAATTTTTACATCGTTTCCTTTGAGCATCGTGATAAGTGTAAGCCCTCCTGTTACCCCTTGTGATACCGGCTTAGTAAGAACATTTGCATTATTATCACATAGCGGACAACGAGCATATTTGTCATAATAAAACTCCTGGTGTACATCGCAGAATTTAAGGTGTTTTGCCATGTGTTTTAATTCATCCCCCATAGATCGGCTCTTATTCTCAAAAATCTTTTTCAGAGAATCAACCAGATAAGGAGATAAGTTTTTCCACGGTTTAATCGTTCTTGGTATTTTTACTTTTGGATTGTCTATTACGCATATTCCTCGTTTCATACGTTCTACAATATCCATATCTGGTGTCATAGTCCCACCATGCGGATGAATCCTTGTAAGGGTTTTCCAAATCAAAATTGCCTCTGCGTATGTGTCTGTTTCCTCTGAAAAATCATTTCCTTTCATCAATGGATCTTTGAATAAGTCCATGCAAACTTCACATTTTTCATCTTCCACGCTCCAACTATCGCAATCTATAAAGTACACATTTCCAGTTTTGTCAAAGAGGATGTTCTGATCGTTCAGATCCCCAATACACACTCCGGCGGAATGTATATCTCTCACGGTGTCCTTTATCTTTACGAGTATTTCCAAAATATCTTTCGTGGTTATCCCATTCGCTTTCAGATATTTTTTACTTGTGAGAACTCTTACTTCCTCTCCTACGGCTTTTGGCATAATGTAACCAATAAACTTATTGTTATTGTCATACACTGCCGTAATCGGTTTAATAGCCTCCTTTGGCAGCGGTTTGTCAATGAGCATGGCAACTTTCTTTTCCTTGGCTGCAATATCAACACAGGGTTTGTAAATTTTCAGAATATCGTTGCCAAACTCATAGATATATCCCTCGCCTCCCTCCGTTATGGGGGTAAGCTGTCTTATCTTTTCTTTTCCTATCCTCGTTAGTGCCATTTTCATAATGCCCTCCTACAATACGATTGTTGTATCATCCTGGAATACTCTCTGATGTTTGTTTATAAACCTCTTTACCCTTACTTCCTTACCGCTCTGCAGGGCTTCCGTAAATTCTTTCTTAAATTGTGCATCTTTCATGGCGAATCGTATTCCGTCGGACGCTACACCAATATTCCTGTATTCGTCTTTTGGAAAAGCCTTTGTGGAAAAAATGACACCATCTTTGTACTGTTTGAGCATATCCTTATCCACATAATTATAGGCAAAGTATTTCGGGTATTCTCCGTCAGATAGTTCTTCAAACTCAATCGTTCCGTCCAGACGTTCTTTCACGATAAAACCATCTCCGCAGTAATCTACCATGAAATGTGTCTCATTTTCAGTAACCATAAGGATCGTAAAACAAAGGAAATCTCTGATTGAGCCGGAAGTCTGCCCGAATAGACCAAGTATCTCTCCAAAAGCGGCTGCGGCAGTATATACACTACATTCATGTATAATTCTGCTGTCATTTTTCAAAAGATGGCAAAACGCTTTTGCTCCAACTTCCGAATGTTTCCCCTCCGAACAGCCATCGCAAACAACTTTCATCCCATCAAATTCAATTCCGTAGTCCTGGCAATTCGTACCGTAGTCGATATGTTGCTGACCGATTTTATTTATAACCATTGTATTTCCTCCCGCAAAAAAGAACGGCAACCCCTTTTAGGATCGCCGTTCTACTCTCATTTTTTATACGTCAAAAAAATCATCCTGTTTCGATACGGCACTCTTGGAGTTTTCAATCACTGATTTTGATAAGCAGTTGAAAGCTCTTCTGAGTTCTGATGCAGAACTGCTTACATCGAGGATATTCTTGAATCCAAGGTCTTTCGCCTCCTGTGTTGCCTGTCCTCCGAAACTGATAAACGCAGTAACGATTTCTTCCACGTTCAGATACTCTACCGCTTTCTTTGCCTTTGCAAACCCTCCCGGCTGAGAAGAGTTATCCATCCCATCTCCGAAAATTGCAAACACGGCCTTTACTCTCATTCCCTCATTTTTGAGGAAGTCTCTGTATTCTTTCAACTTCTCAGTTCCATCAATGATCGTATCGTACATAGCTGTGCATCCATCGGTGCTATACGAAGTGTCAAACTCTGTAATGCGCTTATAGCCTCCTACGGTTGCACTGTCGGAGAAGTCTGCTCTTGCAACCAGAATCTCATCACATTCCTTGGAATTGATAAGTGCATCTTTGAAATCCGAAAGAGCTTTTACCATATCTCTTTCATACATTCCCATAGAACCAGACTTGTCGATTCCGACAAAAATTAAATTGATGTTCTCACTGTCGATTTCATCAATGGAGGTATTTGCGATCTCAACCTCATCTAATCCGTCAATTACCTGTTCTGTTTCATTCATACCGGCTACCTCCTACAAAATATCATCTGTGCTTTTCACGATGTTTACATGGTACGTTTTCTTAAAATCATCAAAGGTCTGTTCAGTAACATCCTCAAACCCAGGAATGGAGGACATACAATCTTCCAGGATATAGATTTTCTGAGTGATCTCTGGGCGATTAGCGTAATGTTCGAGAATCTGTTTAATGCTTTCCAATACGCAATGGCTCTTTGCCTCTCCTGCAATAATGATCTTGTCGTAATTTTCCAGTTTGTTCAGGAAGTCGATATTGATGTAGTTCTTTGTATCATACTCAGGTTTGATAATTCCGTACATTTCGCTGAGTGGATCCTGTCCTTTTACAAGACGCTGCGTAACGGCTTTCTTTGCAACAGAGTGAAAATAAATCATGTTGGCAAACTGATTTTCAAATGCCGCACCAGATGTACCCTGTAAACAGTGGTAAGACCATACGCATAAGGTTTTCTTTCCGTCTTTTTCCAGATGTTCTACATAGTCACGGCTCTGGCGAGGGTAGATAACAGCTCTGTACTTTCCAGAATCAAGGTCTGCCAGCGTAATCGGTGTGTAAGGAGCCGGATTGTTGCCATTTTCATCAATCCACCAGCACGGATGGAAAATCTGATGTGGTGTGTGGGTATCAATAGATACCGCAATGTTTGTAATTTTATCCATGTTGTTATAGATAAACTGTGTCATTCTCTCCACATCGCCGTGTGCTCCGGGAACTCCGAGTGCTCCATTATCCATGAAGTCCTGCTGCACATCAATTCCGAGAAACAATACTCTCTCTTTGTTTTGTGCTGCCGGTGTAAGCTGCTCATCGTTTGCCTTTCTCAAAATCTCATTTAGAGAAATCGGATTTGTCTGTGAACCAATACTTGCGATGTTCACAATTTCATTGTAGGGTGTTTTCATTGGTGGTTATCTCCTTTTATATTTTATTTGACCGGAGCTATTTGCCCCGGTCAGTATTTACTCTATTCGACTGTGATGCAATCATATCTCTCAGAATTGATTGTATTCTCCATAGCCTCAACCGGATTGTAGCCAAGGTTCTGCAGGATCTGTTTGAATACCGTCACGGACTGTCCGCTTGCAAGCTGCACGCCTTTACGGTTGTGATCTGCATGGAATACATCTTGTCTGCTATTCACATTCCAGAAGATAATGTTAGGGATTACATAACCGGCCTTGCGGAACTTATTTGCCATCTTGTCATAGAAAGACCACTCACGGTTTCCGCAATAGTCAATTTCCATATCAGAGATAACAACGATTGCTTTCGGCATTTCTTCCTGTGGAGTATTATGCTTTTTCGCAATTTCAAGAACCCTCTCAAAAGCAGCTTTAAGGTCTGTGTTATTATCCCAATTTGCTCTGCTTACGTTGCGGATCTTCTGTTCAAGGGTTTCTCCCCTCAGAATAACCGTCTCTGGTCTGTCAGAGAATGTCATAAACAGATTGTGGTATGCACCCACATTCCTCTCTGCAAAATAGATTGCAAGACCGATTGATGTTGCCATAGGTCTGCCTCTCATGGAACCGGACACATCCGCCATAACTAAAGCGTTTGTTCCTTTCTCCACATAATCCGGCAAGGCTTTCCACTGGGCTTCAAGTACCTTGTTGCTCTCTCTGCCGTAAAGGATCTTCTCAACAATATCGTAAGGGAATAGTGTTGAGGCATTGATCTTTACCTCTCCCTTTTCTGCTTTGCTGATAAACTCTCCAAATCTCTCAGCATCATGTTTCATAAATGCCTTGCGGTAAATCATCATTGCACGGCTCGGGACTTCCGGGTATTTGATTTCATCCCATCTTCCGGCGGACATGAGGCTTTCAACGACACCAATCTGTTTTCTCATGCTGCGAACAATTCTCTTGAAATTGTAGATCGGATAACCTAATTTCTGCGCCGTAAGTATGCCGAGTTTTCTTGTGGCAGGACTGCTTGCATCTGCGGTTTTAATCCACTTTGCAAGTAAAGAAATTGCATTTCCGGCATTGAGGTTCTGTAAATCTTCCTCAAACTGTTTCTTCATTGCCGCCCACATATCGTCCTCCAACGGAGTACCGATAAGCTCATACAGATCATCATATCTTCCGAACACACCAACCAAATCAAGGTTCGGTTTGAGTGCTTCCGGGTGTTTCTCTGCCATATAATGGATAATGGTTCTGAAAGTCTTTCTCTCTCCAAGACCTCCGCGAATATCTCTTGCATAGAACGCAATCTTTGTGGCAAAGAGTTTGTCCTGTGCGTATGCCTCTGCAAACAGAGTGGTAATTCTGTTCTCATCCGCCTCTCTCAGCGATCCGATTGTACCAAACAGATCCAGTCGGGCATCGCCAGAAGTATTCAATGCCACTGCACCGTTTTCAGTCCGGGTAAATCTACCCTCTTCTCTCATTGCATCTGCAAAGCTCATGTTTTCCTACCTTTCCAGGACTCTCATTTACGGAATTGAACCGTTTCACATTGTTTTTTAGACATTTGCTTTAACCATTGTGATTGCTGTAGGAGTCCCTATAAAATTGTTTACCGTTTCATTGTCAGGACACTATTGGGGTTTATGATTAACAGTCATATCCAAAAGGGTTGCTGTAAGTGTCCCATGTAAAGTTTTATGCCTATCTGGCTAACTTTTTAAGTTCATACCGCCTGCTATGTATCGCTCCGACAGAACGACCAATCTTCTCAGACAGTTCAGAATCGGTAATCTCATGTTTGATTACCAGTGCATCTTCCTCCGCAGTCCACGGATGAGACGGATATAGAAATGACGTTTTGTTGTAATATCGCCTATGCTGCCTCTGGCACGCCTTATGATACTTTTCCATATCCCTATAATCTTCTTTTCGGTTCATAGGCAACCTCTTTCTTTTTACATGACGCTGTTTCAAACTGGAAAATATTGTCAATGGAATTTTCTGTTTTGAAAGATTGCTGTAAGCGTCACTTAATTGCCCCGACAGGACTTGAACCCGTATGCTCGATTGCTGTAAGGAACACTCCTGTCAACCATGTTCCATCCGGTTTACCATAACCGGCAATCGGGGCAGAGACGATGAGAGGAATCGAACCCCTATCCGCAGCTTGGGATTGTTATTGAAAGGAGTTTGCTGATTATGCCACTAACATGACATTCTTCTTAACAGAGCTGCTGTGCTCCCTTTGCACCACATCGCCATATAGAGTGAGGGACGGACTCGAACCGCCGACAACGTCCTTAGCATGGAATGAAAGATTGCTGTTTGGATCACAAACATGATCCATTTTTCTTTCGTGCTCTACCAACTGAGCTACCTCACTCATGTAATTGGCGCATCTTCTTGATTTATAAGGACATTTGCGCCATCGCCTTGATTGGAGAGGGTAGGATTTGAACCTACACTACATTTATTCCCTAGTGTGTTGTTTGCTGTTTGTATCACAGAAATGATACGTTTTCACAATGTAAATTGCGTCTACCAGTTCCGCCACCTCTCCATATTCTGTTTTATACGGCGTTCTGATTATTTGTGTGTTTCATCTCACAATCTCTTCGCTTAGGGCAAATTAACATTCCGTGTCCTCGGCTTTCACACCTAGCCGCGAATCATTAAGTCTCTGGTTACTTTTGCTTTGAGACACCGTATGAGTTGCGTGGGATGGAATCGAACCATCATCTCTTCGTTACCATCGAAAAAAGAATTATTGCTGTCCGTGTCACACGAAGCATGACAACCGCTCATAATGTTCTCTCCGTTGAACTACCACGCAAGATTGCGGAGACAGGATTTGAACCTGTGACCTCCGGGGCATGAACCCGGCAAGCTACCACTGCTCCACTCCGCCATAATGGTTCTTCGCCCCACAAGAACCTCCGAGTTTTCTGCTATGTCGTATTTCTCGCATAATCACTCTTAACCGTCACACAGCCGACATCCTGAACGGTGGACTTGATTAAATATTTCCGTACACTCACTATGGTTTGCTGTGATACACCCTAACCACCGGGTATGCCAATAGGAACTATCTTTCGGGTAATCTCTCTAACCCCAACTGGTTTAGCGTCCGAAGTCAGGACGGCTTTGGAGTAATGGGATTTGCACCCACTATGGAACTATGCTACTGTTAGCCACACCTTTCGCTGTTGGTACTCGGTACAATAGTTATGATTTTCAGTAGTTTATTGGGGCGGTAGGATTACGGCTGTTTCTGTGGCTTGTCCTCGCACCTACCTCTCGCCTACCCCATTCCTTTACTATGATTATCCGTCTACCTATTCCGGCAACTCCAAATTCTGAGACCTCCTCCACCGGTGGAATACGGCCTCATAGCGGTGCATATAGGAATCGAACCTATACGGCATTTCTGCCGGATGGCTTAGCAAGCCACTCCGCTACCATTACGGCAATGCACCATAACGACTCTATTGGGAATCGAACCCAAATTTTCCGATAGACAGTCGGGCGTAATAACCTTTATACCATAGAGCCATATAAACGCCGTGTTAGGGATTTGAACCCCAGAGACTTTTACATCCAGGCGGTTTTCAAGACCGCACCCTCGACCAACCGGACACACGGCAGAGTAGTTTTCCCTTGGTAACGTACAAGTCGGAGCTCCTCTATCCGCCGGTCGTAAACGCCCTTTCGTAACCTTTTTATGGAGTGCTTTGAAAGAGTAAGTCAAGTGTCTCCAACTGGCAAGGTGGGGATCGAACCCACGACATTCTGATTAACAGTCAGACGCTCTACCACTGAGCTACAAGCCATTATTGGAGTAACAGGACTCGAACCTGCGCTAACCAACATCCGTAGTGTTGTGCTCTATCCATCTGAGCTATACCCCAATGCAGTCCGGCGGCAGCTTGGATGGTTGCCACTACCGAACCGATGCAACGTGTAAGACAGTTGCCAACAAAGGTATTTCATTTTTTAATGTGGTTCTCGGACCTTACACCCCTCCACATGGTTCTCATAATCCACCGACTACATACTCAAAGAACCTCTGGCGAGTCCAACTCTTTATCGCCTTACCTCGGATGTACGTTGTTATCGCAGTTCTCCGCCTCTACTACATTCCTCTGCGCCTGACTAAGCATGACGGCTCGATTGGTTACGGCTCACGCACATCTATAATCAGGTCTTTCTCGGAAGTTTCCACCGCCGCTTAAATCGCTGTAACGCTCGTGCACTCTAAGCAGTAAATTTTCCGCACCGGAGTTTTTCTTAAAAACTCTTGGTAATGAAAAAGCACTTGGTGATCACCGGAACCTCGCCACCGCCAATTTTCTTTCCTGTTAAAGCCGGACTAAGAAAATCAGTTAAGAAATCCGCTCGTCCTACGGTGGGGAGTTGAACCCCACTTTCCCCGGCATAGTATCCGTGGCATTTCCAGTTATGCTATCGTAGGCACCATTGCAACAGTGGTCTTTAGCGTGACTTACGCAAGCTCTCCAAGTTTAAGTCCTGTCGGCTTTCCCGGACTACTCACATAAGCCTCTCAGTGAGCATTGCAATCTCCCTATTTAATGATTGCTTACCACGGCTTTCGCCAATACTTTTCAGCCGGAACACTAAACCAACTATAAACAGTCAGCGTTATTCTCAGTTGAAATGTTCGATGGGAGAATCGAACTCCCGTCCCCACCGTGAAAAGGTGGTATCTTGACCGCTTGACTAATCGAACAGAGGAGCGTTCCTTTTTACCGAAAGGCAATTAACCGCACAAGCGTAAACGGGTTCCTGATATTGATTTTTTCTTGCAAGATTACTTTCTCGGCTCATTACACCGAAATGGGCGAAAGAGGAATTGAACCTCCAATGTTTACCACGAGGGAACGGATTTACAGTCCGCCGCAACACCACCAATCGTTGCCGTTCGCCCGGAATTTTCTTTGTATCGCCAAGAACATTAGGAAAGAAGCGGTGGGAATCTTGATCGCTAGAGCTGCACCCACAGGTGGAATCGAACCACCACACTACACCAAGTTCGCTCCGATCATTTAGCGATTCACTTCATCTTTCAGTGTTTTACCGGCTTTGAACTTAGGTGCTTTGCAAGCCGGAATGGAAATCTCTTTTCCGTTCTGAGGGTTCTTGCCAACTCTGGCAGCACGCTCAGTCACTTCAAATGTTCCGAAACCTACCAACTGCACTTTTCCACCCTTTCCAAGTTCTCCGCCTACGATCTCAACAAATGCGTTGAGTGCTTTTTCAGCGTCACTTTTGGAAAGTCCGGCATCGTCAGCCATAGCCTGTACTAATTCAGCTTTGTTCATTACTTCTTGCCTCCTTTCTTGTGGTCTGCATATATGGAATATGCGATTGCAATTATTACTTCTGTGATTATCGTTGCGGCAACACCGCACCAAAATTCAGGAATATACATCTTTTTGCATCCTCTCTTGTCTGCTACCTCTGGTAGCCGTCACGGTCATGCGGTAGTCATACCGTTTCTGCACTGCACCGCCGCACTCAGCCGCCTTACTTCCTCCGGTGTATCTCGGCGTAGCTTCACTGCCATGGCCATATTTATAGTTTCGTGCCGGATTGCCATGCGTGGACCATCAGGGACTTGAACCCCGGACCATCCGGTTATGAGCCGGACGCTCTAACCAACTGAGCTAATGGTCCATACCTCACACTGGGGAGATTCTATGTGAGGTTTCGGATGATTATCATAAGTGGGAACCCTCCGATGTAGGATTGCTGTCGGGGAACAGTAATCCTGAGTGGGAAGTGTTGGTGTCGAACCAACTCCTATGGATTTTCAGTCCATCGCTTCTACCGAGTTAGCTTACTTCCCATATTACGGCACTGTTGCTGTGCCGTAATGGTTAGGAGAAACTTTAATGCCAAATACCTTGTGTTCACTCCGCTTAACTTATATCCGTGTCACTTGGTATGGTCGTAGTATAGCGTACTAAACATTCTTTGTCAAGTGGAATAAACAAAATTTTCAAAAAAATTTGTTTTTCTGTGTGTAGTCGGCTTTACAACCGTTTTTCTGAACATCAGAAATCAACTTGCTTACAGGGATTTTGAGAAAATTTGCTATATCGTATATCTTGTCGATTGACGGATAACTTTTGCATTGTTCCCAATCACTCACTGTATTCTGCGCCACATGAACGCCCGCTGCAAGTTCGTGTTGTGTAATTCCCCTATTCGTTCTTTCTTTTTTTAAGTTGGTGGCGAAACTATATTGTCCCATGCTATCCCTTTCTATATTCCTAAGTCGCTTCTCTTTACTACCTGTCCCTCTCCGCCAAGAAGAGCATCTACAAACTGGGCGAACATTGCCAGAGTGTCCGGCGCATCATCATGTTTATTCTTTCCGAGCTGTGTATAACTGCAAAGGAATGACATCATCACACCGTAATCACTCTTAGGCTCATATTCTGTAATATCCTTGAATATGACGTGTTCCTTAACCCATGAAGAATTGACGATGATCTTGGTCTCTTTGTTCTGAGTAGTGTATTTCTTCGTGATATGGCATCTGCCGCCTTTTGCTTTGACAAGTCTCTCAACTTCATTTGCGGTTCTGCTACCCTCTTTGTTGCTCTCGAACTGTGCCTGCTGTACATGATGCTTAACAAGCATATCTGAGTTGAGTTCGTCCAAGGTCCCAGGGTCGATGTTCTTGAATACCAGATCTTCCAGATAGTATCTGTCTCCATACTGATAGAAAACTCCGAGGAAGTTGTAGTCTGTACCGGTGTCCTTGGTATCGCAGATTGCCAATATAGAATCCGGTTCTCTGTCCGGCAGTCCTCCGATATATCTCTGTAATTCTGTTGGATGATACAGAATACCCTCTCTCTCAATCGGATCGCTCTTATACAGGCAGCGATATGAAACATCATCCATCGACATTTCCATATCGTGGAAGTATTTCTCATCAAATCCAACATCGTAATCGTAATCAAAGTTGCTTTTTCCGGTCTGAGGATCAATATCTGGAACAGCAATGAACTCTGCCCTCGGATTGCCCTCATACATTCTTTCAAGCCGGCCAATAACATCATGCACACTCCATCGGGTTGCAATGTGGATCTCTTTTGCTTTCTTCTTTTTACGAGATTTAAGGTCTGTGGTGTACTCTCCGTACAACTTATCCAGACGATCAATAGACAGAGCCTCTTCGATACCGGAAACCAAATCATCCACATACAGAAATCCCTCACAACGGGTAACACCGGTAAGGGAACCTCTGATTGGTCTGCAGGTCAGTGTCTTAAACGGCTGCCATCTTCCAAGGTTTATTGTCTCTTCTTTTGCGTTGTTTCCCTCAAATACAATATCCGGGAACACATCGCTCCAACAATATTCATTACTGGTAATTATGTTGAGAACGGCATCATAGAACATTCTCGTCATGAATCCAGAATGGGAGGACATAAGGTTTGGTGTGTTTGGGTAATGCCCCATTACAAACGATATGAAAAACTCTCCCAGTGTGGTCTTGCCGGTGCCAGGAGGCATTGATATTGATAGAATATCCAACTCATCATCAATAAGCCTCTGCATCTTCTGTACAAGCCAATAAATCTTATTTCTTCGTGGCTGATAGTATCTGTCCTCTGGATCTCTGTTCTTTTCCACATAAAGCAGATAAGAGTCAAAATCCTTATGTTCCTGTGCCAAGAACAAAAGAGCCTTATTGTACAAATTGTAATATTTAATATCTCCTGTCGCACACAGTCTCAGTGCAAGGAATCTGACCTTATTCGCTAATTTCCGCGAAAGTTCTTTATCTTCCCGGATAACCTCATTTGCCATTCCGAGTAAGGACAGAAGATTGTCATAGTCACTCAGATCGCTTTTCAGAAGCCTTACGATAATCTCTTTATTCGATAGTTCGTGTTGAGCCATGAAAATTCATCCTTTCTCACGGCTCTACACGGCTCTGTATTTTTACTTCGGTCTTATTACATCAACTCTTGCCCTGACAACGATTCCGCAGTTCTTAGAATCTGGTTCTGTGTCGAATACGAGTATTCCGTCTTGTGCAAGTTTCATACCCATTTCTTGTGCCATTTCCCTATGGACAAAACCTGCTATATCCTCTCGACCTGCTTGGAATATATCAAGGTGTTTGCATACCTGGTACGTCTCTATCGGTCTGAAAGTGTAGGTGTTTTGAAATTCAACGGACGGTTCCGGCATTGGCATTGATTGATCTTGTAACTTTCTCTGTGGTCTTTTCCGCCAATGTGGCTTATTGTTTCTCTTTCTCTGTCTCATCATTGGTTTTACCATCTTTCTTCTGTTGTCTATCTCTTACACTCTTACTGCAAACACTCAAGATAACCATATTCAGATGATCGTTCTGCTTTCTGAGCTGTGTGTTCTGTTCTAAGAGCAGTTCATTCATCTGTGTGATTTCCTTTTTCACATCGTTGTTGGACTTTGCATCTTTCCAACTCACAAAGATATAAATTCCCAGTACCACAAACCATATAAGTGCAAAAATCAAATCTTTCATCTCTATTCCTCCGGCATATAATATAATCCATTGTCATAAAACTTCACGTCAGGCTCTCTGTCCGCACTTTTCAGCAGAATCACATTTCCGTTTGCAAAGTTTTTCATTGCGTCCGGCGGCAACTCTGCATCTTTCAACATCATGTATGGGGAAAATAGGGTTTGCAGCATTTCATTGTAGACCTGATCTGTTCTTTCTTCCGTTCCGTACTTACCAATTACGGTATCGTCTGCAAAGATTTGTTTCCCATGCAATGAGATTTCTTTCACATTTCCCATGTTGATTGTCGTATTTCTATCCTGATTTACTATAAACATTACTCATCCTCCAACCATCTGTTATCCAAATAGCAGAATCCGTATACCGCCGCCCCTATAAAGACAATCCATAGCATCCAGAATCCGACTATCATCGCCGTACTGCTGCTTACCATGTAATCCACAGCACTATCTAACGTATCAGTCTGAATGAACGTGCTGCCATTGCTTATCGTGTTATCTTTCAGTTCTGTATAAATGACACCATCGTAGGCAGTGTCTATGACATAATACTTATATCGCACACGGCTTGATTTCTTCTGTGTGTCTATATGATAGTCTCCCGGCATGGATATTGTGCCGTATGGAAATTCAACGCCAAGAAATGATACCTTTTCGCTATGTTTTTCCCAACTGTCGTAATAATCCCACGAATAGTAAGTTTCCGTTGTGTAATATGTGTGGGATTTTCCATTTATCGTTGTCGTATGGGCTACCTGTCTGGTGTGTTGGTTGTAATGTTCCTCTCTGACTTCTATGTAGGCATATTCGCCATCAATATCAGAGTCAGTAACCGGATCTACAACCGACAGAGTTCCTTTTACAAACGCATTGCCTACATTGGTTCTCATTCCATAATGGAACTGTTCTGCGTCATTATCGATCTTAATTGCCTGATAATATTCCTCATTTTTGTTGTCGCATGAGGAAGAAATCTTTTCGCTGATGAAAAATCCACCCGTGAGCATGACAAGGATAATGACGATGCTAAACATGAGTTCTCGCACCGTCAAATCCCAACCACTGCCGGAGTAGATTATCGTACTCCATTTTCTCATAGGCTTATTCTCCAAACAGATTGCTTACCGGCTGCCTGTCCTCTGTGCTGTATTCCAGATATGAATAATTGATAACCTCATATCCCATCATTCCTAAGATCTGCTTATGAGGGAACTTACGCACATATTTCTTGTATGCCCGGACTTCATTGTTATAGGACTGTCTGTACTGTGCAATCAGATTTTCAGTCGTAGCCAATTCATTCATAAGCTCTTTATAATTTTCATTCGATTTCAGTTCCGGGTACTGCTCCGCAACCGCAGCAATGGAAGTTGTGACATTCTCAATATCCACACCGCCATTGTTCCTTGCGTCAACAACTGCCAAAAGCGTATCTGCCTCATGCTTATCATATTCTTTTACGCAGTCTGCCAGATTGTAGATGAGATCGGCTCTACGTTTCTCCTGCGTCTGCACATCGGAGTCTGCCGTAAGAACCTGTTCCTCTAACAAAATGGCTCTGTTGTTCGTTGTTACGAAAATTCCTGCAATCAGTAATACAAATGCGACTACAATGCCGACAATAATCCATGTTCCTTTATTTTTCATTGTTCTTGTCCTCCATCTTTAGCATAAATTTGTTTTCTGCCAGAACTATCCCTCCGGGAACTTCCGTAAAGATCGGTTCTGTTCCGTTGTAAATCTGAAATTCCACATCATTCCGGCAGACGGCATCTCCGCCGTCCATCGGAATAGCTGCCAGAACTTCTTTTGTATCGGTCTTATAGACCACCACCGTTGTCATATTGCACCTCACATGAAGTAATCATAACCGACACCATATTTTGCCATGATAAGACTCTTTGCCATTTCCTCTAGCTTCTGGTGTTCGGTCGCATCCAGATACACGCCCTCATAGGTTCCACCCTGGCATCCCATCCAATCGTACTTGCAATGCAAAAGTTCATGCACAAGATCCTTTTCCATGCAGTGTTTGAACAATGTATTGTTCTCTTTGTAAGATTCATCGCTGAGTAACTGGATGTTTGCCTGACTGGATTCAAATATGAATGTGTTATATCCGGCAGTGTCAATTACCTCTTCTCCATTAGGGTTCATAATCTTATCCTTAACATGTGCCAGTATTAGCCACCCATCAAGGAATAATCTGTGTTGCCACTCTCTCAGGCACTCTTCTAACTGCTCTTGGTTTTTGAATATGTCTATCGGTTTTTCTTTCCCATCTCTCTTTTCAAGAGTTCCACAAGTATTGTTCTCGAAAGCCGTACCGTCTGCAACGGAAAAGCACCATTTATCTCCATATCTGCGACCGCACACATAATCCCCTATCTTTACCGGTATTTTGCATCCGCACTGATTTCCTATGTTGGTAACGATCACCAACCCACCTTTTACGGTGCTATGGTCTATGAAAAAGTTCTCTCCACTGGCAGTCATATAATCATCAATTTTCTTGCCGCAAGTAAGCAGATCGAACATTTCACGCTGATTTTCCCCAGTCCACATCATGGTTTTTACTTCATCCGGGGACTGCGGTTTCAAGTTCAAATTATCCATCATTCGCTCTCCTTTACTTTCTTGGCAGATTTTACCTTGATTTTCTTTCTGCCGAACTGTTGATATACCAGAGCAGACGCATGAACACTGTCCGTGCTGCATACGGTAACAGTTCTGCGGATTGGTATTCTCTCAATGGTTTCAAACACTACTTTGTACCACCGTTGTTTCATTGGTTCTGCCCTCCTGTATTCTTCCGTATATTCTTTCGCACTTTTCGGCGTGTTCACATCTGATTGTGGTTAATACCTTTTGGGTCTGGTCCGCCAATACAGTAACATCCATCTTATCAACGTCAGCTTCAAAATCAGGGCAGAAAGCGCAATAATCTTTCACTCTGAGTTCCATTCCATTATCCATTCTTACCTCCCTGTCCCCCCCACGGAGAAAAAGTCCTCATATATTGCTTTGATAACCTCCGCATCGTAGAGTGCATTGTGTTTCTGACCTTTCGGCAAAGCAATTCCTATGTCCGTAAGCAACTGCTCTCTCGAAATGTCAAAAGCTGCCTTTTCTGAAATATCAAGCATCGTTGCAATGTCCTGATTGATGTCGTGACAAGCCGGTGTAATAAACTCAGGCAACTTCATAGCGTTTCCTACCAATAAGTCAATCAGTAACACCATATCGTAATGCGAGACATCTGAAACGAATACCGCAGCATAATCACTGTCAAAATTAGCGTCCATTTCAAGCCATTCCATAAGTTCGCAACAAACATCTGCCTTACTGCCGATTACAGTCGTTGTTTTATTGTCGGCTGCCAGACTTTCTTCTAACTCCGCATTGCCACTCAAAACCAAATGATTGAGAACATTCTTCTCAATCCATTCATCACACATACCCTCATCATAGTCCGTCAACTCTGCATAGAACCTATCTCCTGTGTCTGAGACAATTCCTATGCTGATAAGAGTTGTGTCCTTACGCAGACCAGTAAACTCTGTGTCAAAAAAATAGGTTCTCATGTGGTTTCCTCCGTTTCGTTTGGGATCTCCGGCACAGCTTCAAAATTCACTCTCAGATACCGTTCAAACAGTGAAGTGCAAACCATTGTGTAGCTGTATACTTCTTTGTCAAGAACCTCATCCTTGATAGAATCCGTAATCTGAGTCATCATAATTGCTGTCGGAGTTGTTGATTTCTCGTTCTCAAATGCTTTCAGCATAATGTTGCCGTCATATCCCTTGGCAAATTCCCTCAGCGTCATTGGTTATTCCTCCGATTTCTGCGCCTTTTTAGCTTTCTTGGCAGCTTTCTTTGCCTCTTTTTCAGCCTGCGCCATCTCAGGAATGAACTCACGGAAGATATTGTTGTAATTTCCGTTGTTGCCGGCCCATTTCTTCACGATAGCCATAGCCAGACCGGCTTCCTCAGAATAGGTATCAGCCTTTTTAGGCTTACGAATGGTTACTTCCTTGCCATCAACAACCTTTTTCTTGATTTCCACATTATCCATGCAGTTTACAACCGTCTTTGTGCCGTCAGACCAAAATACGATTGTTGCCGGATTCTGGAACAGGACTTTCTCGATACCGTATGCTCCAATAGGCTTGTCCTCAACCATTGCTTCTACACACAGTTTGTCACAACGATACGGGCTGCCGCATACATGATTGATCTTTCCAGCGTAAGTCGTGCCGTCCTCGCACTCAATAGTTACTCTCTTAAATTTCTTGTCCGCTAAACTTCTATCCATATTGTCCTCCTTAATACCTAACTGGTTAAAAATGTCTCTAAACGATGTTTCTCCCGGAATAGCGCATGACGCTATAACCTGATCTCTTAACAATCCGATTGTGGCATTTTGACATTTCTGTGAAAAATCCTCTGTGATACTCGCAACCGGTATATCATCAAAATCCGGCCATGGTTCTCCGAGACAGCGTGCTCTTTCGATGCTCACTCTCCGCCACTGTTCTGCCGATGTTGTTGCCGTTACCTGTCTTGCATTTTCCCACCATCGGTTTTCGGTAAATGCCGAGTGTTGCATCACTCTGTCAAATGTTTGTAATGGTGGTATCAGCCGTTCTTTCGGTAATCCAAAGCGTTTAAAACCCTGCATGGCAAACGCTATCGGATCGGGTAACTGTGCCGCTTCTGGCGGTCTCCACGGTTTCTTTTCTTTCTCTTCCATTGGTGTCCTCCTTGTGATTTATTATCAAGGGTGGCATGCCCTTAATCTCATGTTGAAATTGTTCTCGATTTTCGCCACAACGCAGTCCTTTTTTAGTATGCACTTGGCGCATTTTCCGAGATTTCTGTAAGGTTCTCTGCCAAAACACGGTTGAAACAACTTGTTTATGGCAGATTTCTTCATTTTCACTTCAAAAGGTATTTCAAAACCATCTTTCAGATGTGAAATATCAGGCATATCATACTCTTCATCCAATGTAGGCTCAGATATTTCCTTAATTTCCGCAAGTGGTATGGGGTCTCCGAGCCATTCATCTATGATAAAGAGCTGTGGTTTTGTCTCATTTTCCATACATATCCCCCTACGTCTCTATCAGTGTGAATACGCGCCTATATACATCCTTGTCCGGCAGAAGCGGCAGCCTATTCAGTGTTGTACCTCCAAGATAAACGTTAAATGTACAATCCCCTATGGTTAATGTTCCTATGCTGCCAGGATCATTCAGATCCACTTGTACGCTATTGTGCTTGTTTAATATCGCCCGTATGGTCCTGCATACTTCCTCATTTTCTTTTTCTGATGCAAGGCAATCAAAACACGGATTTTTATTCTTTGATGATCTCATAATATTCTCCCTCGCACTCTTTCGGAGCCATAGTTCCCCATCCGTCAGCCTTTCTCAGCTCATAATGGGTCCCTCTGTCGATGGCAAAAAGTTCTTCGCCCTTATCAATATTCATTTCCATATTCTTCTCAATGTCATTTACGACAATATTCTGTAAGAAACGTGCTATCATGCCTCTTTCTCCTTTATCACTTCGGCAAACGCCGGATTCTCATGCAGCTTTTCAGTAGGCCATCCCATGTGATGATACAGTTTTTCCATAAATTCAAGGCACTCTGCCTTGTCATATGTCAGTAGGAAACACAGTAATTGTTCTCTGTTATACATCACTGACGGTCCGGCTCCCATTTTGATGTAATCGTAATCTGGGTAACGTACCTGAAACTCATTCGGTGCTGCTGCCAGTATCTCAAATTTCACTTCTGATCTATGCGGTTCTCTTATGCAATGCCTGAATGGTATCATGTTCTATCCCTCACTCTCTTTTCCCACCGTTCGTGTTTGCGTGCCATCTGTTCCTCATCTACGGTCAATGAAAGTTCTCCGGCACACTGTACGACATCCGTGTACTCTTCTCTGATATTTGCTATGGCTTCTTTCTCTGTTACAGGTGTCGGATTCTCTTTTCGTATGATCCTTGCCATTTTGAGTGCCGCCTTTGCAAGTTCGGTACATTCCTCAGCAAGCTGCTCCAACATTGCAGCTTCGCCAATTTCTTCAATGATCTTCATTATCTCTCCCTCTTTGTGATAACTTTAAGTCTATCCAGCGGATATGTCTCCACTTTGCCATCTTCCAGAACGACAACCGCTTTTGTGCCAAGCAGGCTCGTGATTGTATCTATCCATGTTCCTTTTCTATTCTCACAGTGAGTACAATCTGGTATCTCATTGCACATATCAGCAATATCGTTACAGAATTTGCACTCTGCATAGCTTCTTGTGATTTCTACCGGTCTATCCATGCCCTACACCTCATACTAATAATTGCTCAATGCTTATTTCTCCGCATTTCTTACACCCACATTTGCATACCTCGCACTTAAATCCGCCGTAATCATGTACCGTCCAGAGGACTTCCAGTACTTCCCACTCATGCTTGCACGGAAGAAAATGCGATACCAAAATCTTGTCGAATAACCTTTTATACCACGGTTCCTTGTGCCAAGACCTCTTTTTATTTTCCGGGGAATTTTTGGAATTGCTGTTTTCATTGCTCATTCGGTTTTACCTCCTATGAGGCGTAAGCCTCCGCCGATTTTTATTTTTCGCCTGTTATCGTTTCTACGTGCAGACGTGACGGCATCCTCATTATGAGGTCATTACACATTTGATTCAGACGATGGTTTTCATCCGCAAGCGTATTTACCATGAGGTACAATCCCTCTTCTCTGGTAAGTTCTCCACACTCTATCATCTGCCATACTCGGAATACCGTTGCATTGTTTCTGATATGCGTTTCAGAGATTCCTACGGTGTATGCCTCTGTCATGCAGTCCGGTTGAACTTCCGCAGTGTGTCCTCTTTCCATTTGTCCCATGCGGTCTGTTTCTTCTCTCTGCTTATTCTGTGTTGCTGTTTCTTTGTTCTGTTCCATATTTCTCTCTTTCTATGCCGGTAGGCATCCGCCGATTTTGGATTTTGTGGTTTTGTAAAGTCCTCACTTTACTTTTGTTATTCGGATGCCGTGTTTATACTTACATTGTAAATTGGGTGGTTTACGGTAATAGGGTTCTTTGCCATTTTACGATTGGTGTGGTTTTGGGCTTTTTAATTTTTTGGGAACTCAGAGGGGTGAGTTGCCCCTGATCCGCTCCGCTCTACACCCCCGCCCCAGGGTATAAGCTGCCGGACCTGTCCCCGGATCTCCACACCAGAACCGCCGGAAACGTGCCGGAGTTCGTAAAAGTAAAAGAAAACGAACCGCAAAACCGCATAAACTCTATATATTTATATCTCCGTCCGTGTCCGCCGGATCTTTTCCGCTCATTTCCACCGGTAAACGCTGCGCGATCTCTGCCGCCGTTGGCAGTTCTGCCGCCTGCTTGCCTACGTTTAAATCTATCTTTTGCGCCGCCTGCGTGTAGCCGTGGTTGTTGTTCATATCCGTAGCGAATACGATCGGCGGGATCTTGCCAGCAAAGGCAAGTTGTTTCTTAAATGCTGCAATACTGGTTTTCAGTCTTTTTATTGTGTCAGAATACGCACCGGGGCGGGCAGTTTCCCAATTATTAAGGGTTTCCCTAGAAATCCCTGCAAAGCTACAAAAGCCCTCTACATCAGGCACCAAACGCACACCCTCCGTCGCTCTATCCTTAATATATAAAATGTATTTTTCCGCTACCTCTGTAAATTCTTCTACGGTTTCCAACTTCCTAGGCCGTCCCCCTTTGTTCTGTACCTCTCCGCCCTCCGGCGTTTCCTCTGTCTGTAAGAATCCAGTTAAAAAAGCATCACATAAAGCCGCCGTTGTTTCTGCGTCCGTTGGTTCATAGTCGCGCCCCTCCTTAAAACGTTTATAGCTCTGCTTTCTCACGCCTTGCGCGTCTCTCTGTGCCGTTTCTTTCTTCTCTGTTGCCATCTCTGCGCCCTCCTTTCCTCTGTGCCCTCTGTGGCGGTCCTACGCTGTCACACGGGCAAAATAAAAAGGACACCGGGAAAAGCTGCTTTCTGCTTCTCTCTGTGCCCTACGTTCTACTTTTTCGGCTATCTTTATTATTTTATATGTGGATCTGCTCCGCCCTCCGGCGGCTCTGTTATTTCTATTTCAATTCCGCAACCAATGGCGGCGGCGTATTTCTCCATATCTTCAAGCGTGAACTTATCGGCGTTTAGTCTCTGGTTTACGTTCTGCCGGGACACGCCCAGACGATCCGCCACATCTTGCACCGATACCCCGCGCCGTTTCATCATAACGCGCATTTTTTCGCCAAAACTCAACCGCACCGGCTCCGCCCTCCTTTCTATTCTATACCCCTATAATATATAGGAATCTGCGCCGCCTGTCAAGTCTGCCGTTTACATGGTAAACACTGCGCCGGGGTTTTCTTGCACTTTGTAAAGTGTACAATTTACACAACAAACCGCCCTTGTTTTGTTTAGTCGGCTATACATATTTCACAAACTGCAATAATTTGTAAATTTTCCGCTTGACTTTGTAAAGAATACGCTTTACAATACAAGCATAAAGAACGAACCGCAACGGACAACAACGAACCGCCGGACGTTCAATAAAACAAACAAGCGCAGGCAAGGGCGCACGGTGTACCCCAAAAGAACAACGCACCACAGACCGGACCAAGGGAACCAACCCGGACCAAGGCAACGGCGGAGCGGCACTTATTAAGACGAGACCGAAGCACACGCCCCACCGCCTCCGGCTTGTCTCTCCTGTGAGGGCTGCCCCTGTGGTAATGAGTGCATATATCAGGCAAAAGGAAAATTGTAAACCTGTGCTAGGGTGTACCAATTCACACCGCACATATAAAAAAGATAATTAAGTTATTGGAAGTATGAAATCACTTTGAAACTTTCAGAACCGCACGAGATCGGGAAAGCGGTATAAAACCGGCCCGGCATTGAGTGAAAGCAGTTACCACTTTTACAATGATTAACGCCCCCGACGCTCCCAGGGGAAAGCGGGAACCGCTCCGGAACTATTGAGCCGGGGCGATGGCTGGAACGAGTTGCCTATATACACGCAGCATAAAAGGGAATAGGACAGGCGAACCCCTGCAAGCCGCCGTCTGCAAGTCTGACGTAAACGACTTTGAAACAAAATAAAAAAGGGCGATCCGCTACACCTACCAAGCGACACGGATCGCCGCCACCCCTCCGGGGCTTGTCTCCTATTATAACAGGCTTTCCCGGATGGAACAACAGAAAAGAGAGGGAAAGACCATGACAGCAGAAAAAATTATTGATTCTTTAAAATTCACATTTGAAGAGGCAGACGAACAAAAGGACCTTTTTACACCGTCCCACGTTCTCTATAAATGCCGCATTATCAACCCGGCAAACAACCGCCGTTATACTTTTGATTATCAGTGTAACCCATCCGCAACCCATGAGCCGGAGAAAAAAGACTGTTTATATTGTCTTTTGTCTGATTCCTCTTGTGTAGAGAGTTGCACAGATGAAGCCGACTTTTTAACAGAGTTTGGATATATTGACGGCGGAGCGGATCAGGTTAGAAAAGGCTTGAAAACGTTTAAGGCTTGCCAGAGAACAAAGAAAGCTATTGAAAGGCTTTTCACGGATGACGAGATCGAAGCTCTGCAGGCACATTTTGAAAACTACTAAACCGATAGAAACGAGGCGCGCGCCCTCCGGGGCGCTCCCTCTCAAAATATAGGAGGCTTATATATTATGATGACATTATCAGAGGCGAAAGCCATTTATAAAACGGGCGGCGGTCATTTCTTCGACCGTGAAACGTTCAAATATTGGGGATCTCGTATAGAATCCGCTTTGTATAAAAACCGCTGTTTTGTTACCAGTGAAAACAATTTTGACGGCAGCCGTAGAGCTTACACCGTGCGCCGGTTCTCTCCTGACTTTCTGCATATTGAAACCGTGGGAGAGTTTCAACAGTACGCACTTAAAGAAACCGCCAGAGAGGCAGCAAAGGAGGCCTAAACCATGAACAACGCATATATTAAAAATCTTTTATCTATCAACAAAAAAGCTTTTCAGTTTTTGCATGATGTCGAGGGCTTCGACTTTGAAAAGCCGTATTTTATCACACAGCAGCCCGGGAAATTTACCGCAAACACGGTTAAAAAGGCAGTAGCCGAGACAATGAACCCGGCAGCGTGTAAAATCTCCGTTTTTATTGTTCCTACCGCTTCGCGATGTCTGCAAGATTTATATTTCGCTGTGCTTAAACTCAACAATTTTTCAGCTTGTCGCCGTGATGGTGTTAGTTATTGGAATTATAGAGTCGCTGCCCCTGGTCTTGATATAGATTATTGTTTTAATATTAGAGACTTTGAGGAACTGCGCAAGAAACAGACTGAAAGCATTTTTATAATCGCTCAGGATAAATGCTATATAAAAGAACCAGAAACAAAAATATTTAATGTTTCCCGGCGGTATACTCTGGACGATGCCAGAAAGAGCACGGACGGACGCGGAAACGATTATATAAAATCCTTAGTATTGACCGCCACGGATGGCAGCGGCGCACGTTTCACATACGAACCATACAACACATTTTACGGAAATGAAAAACGATCCGCGGATATTGCGGACCATATCGACAAAAGCGGCTACTTGTTACGCCCTCACCGCTTCGCATTGATGGAGAGAGCAGAAACATTGAGACGGACCAGAAAACAGGCAGAGGCAGACAACGCCGACTATACAAATGAGATAGCCGAACTGCAGAAACGCATTGACGCAACTAGAATTTTATTATCTAACGCCGTTTTGAATTGTCAGGACGCAACCGCGGCGCGTGGCGTGTCTAACAAGATGGATTATTTTTCTTATGCTCTTTCTTACTTTGAGACATTCAAAGAAAAAATAAACAGCAAGCGTTATGCAAGTATTGAGCGCATCAATTCAGATATTGAAGATATAAAAGATAAGTTGGATCATTGCGCAGAGTAAGGCGGACGGCGGCGGATCATCCGCCCCGGCTCCGCCGGATATATTGAGAGATCGGAGACTTTAGGATGGCTTATAAATATCTGAACCGCTCCGCAGTATTGGAACATCTGCAAGAGGGGCAAACAGTAAATATTGATGAATATATAGAAAAGCTGCGTTTTTTTAAGAAGTACACCGACAACCAAGGAACCTATATAACGGATCGCCGCTATATTGAGTATTCAGAAATAGGCTTGCACTATTACAAGTTTGATACATTGATAAAGTTTTTTGAAAATTTCAAGCATGAGAACGGCACGAAAAAAGCATTGATAACCTTTAGCAAAAACCATTGTTTACAATGCGAGCCGGTAAGAGATTAAGGAGGTTTATATCATGGGATGGGATTATACACACGCAACACACTACACCAGAACCGGAGCTATTGACAAAAAGGCAGAAATTGACGAGCTTTACACCTGGCAGAACGACACGAAAAAATATGAGGTTGTCCGCTCTTGCATGGTCGGGGCTACATATTACGCCGCAGTAAAAGCAACCGTATTGAGCACCGGAGAGGTTGAGACATTCGCCGCCGTTGCATTGACGCACACAAACAACCGGGATTATTTCAACTTTGGAGTTAAGACGATGGAGGAAAGCATGGGACCTTGTGAAGATCATTGCCCGGCTTCGATTCTCTCTCTTCTCTCCCCTACTGATTCAGAATATGCCAATAGCTGGCGCGAGAGATGCAGAAAGAACATTGAAGCAAAAAAAGATCCTCACGCATTGAAAAATTTACCTGTCGGCGCAGTGATCCGCTTTACTCTCCATACTAGGGAAAGCATCGAGCTATTGAAACACGCCGCAGCGTATCAGTTCAAACGCCCTTTCTGGTTCTGCCAATCATCCGGCCGTTATATGCCAGCAACCAGGATCCCGGCAAATTATGAAGTAGTCACAGCATAACATATTGAGTTTAGGAGGATAAGAAACCATGAATAATACAGCATTGAGAATTGAGAACGGTATGAGCAGTTTTGAGTTACTGCAGGCCAAGGTGTCAAGCCTTGAAGCAACAGAAAAGTGCATGAGCATTGAAGAGGATCGCCGCATGGCTGCCATTGATGCAATGGATCGCACCTATAACAATCCATCTACACCACGCCGCACACGTTTTGAGCTTTCTATTGAGCTTCCTATTCAGCGTGAGGCATTGAAGAATTACCACAATGAGCGCAGCCGTGTATCTGCCGAACTTCGAGGATTAAGAACGGCCATTGATCTTATATTGACAGTTTCCAATTATGGCGGAGAGGTAACACCGAATAACCGCCGGATGATTGAGAGTATATTAGCTTAAACGTTACATTGTAACATTGAGTAACAGCGTGTAATATGGAGGTAACACATGAACAAAGATAAATTAGAAGTATTTATGAACTACTTAAAAGAACAGTTTCCCGGTTGCATTGAGGATCATTTCACTTATGATTTGATCAAAAATCTCATTGACTATGTATATAGGGAGCACGGTCACACAAAGAACTCCGCAAGGGCGATTATCGCAAGCATACTTCCAGAAGTAACCTATGAGGAATTGGAGGCTTACTTACCTGATTTTGATGAATGGGAGGCGAAATTATGATAAAGATGTCATTCTACGATGGAACTTTAGACAGGGCAAAGGCAAGGGAAGTTGTCGAGACATCCGAAAAGCCTTTAATGTTCCGATATGGCTTTGCGTATAGGGGCGCAGAGAAAAGACCTATAACAAAAGAAAAAGCATTGAGTATTATTGATGATTCCGGCAACTATCTGGATATAACAGAAACCGACAATGAGATCCTTTTGAATACTTTTTCAAGTAATGATATGTGGTAGGAGGTATGAACGTGGTAGTTATTTCATTGACAGATAGAGAACAGACATTATTGAGTGACAGTGTATTGACGATGATAGAGAACGCAGGGCAGGCGCAACGCCTTGTATGTGACACTGAATCGCAGAAAGCTATTGACATACACATCAAAGAATTACAGGCATTAAACAGAAAGTTGTGTACTACCGGCATCCGGTAAAGAAAGGATTGAGAACCATGAGAAAGAAAAGCGTATTTATTAACTGTATGGAGACATTGACCGCAAACAGAAAACACAGCGAGGCCCGCACACTTCTCAATGCAGGACTGAAAGAGTCCGCAGAGAGACAGACCGCTGCCACCGCTCCGGCGTATGAACTTACAAAGCCGTATATCTTCCCTGCCGTTGATGGCAATATGACTTATCACACCTCATGGGGATCTCATGGAGTAAAGAACGAAGCCGAAACCATATTGAGTGTATTGAACTCTTTCCGCCTCCGCTCCACCCTTGCAAAGATCAATCAAGGGCCACGCCTTACACAGTATGTTATTGAACCGGCTCCCGGAACTCAGGTGCAAACCATTTTGAGACGTGAAAAGGAATTTCAGGCAGCCTTACACTGCAACGCCTCTTTGAGATTTGATAATGGTTATGTGTATATTGAGGTCCCTACCGGTACAGAAACCGTGTTCCTGGGGGATATGCTTATTGATAATGAGTTTCAGTCCTCCGATGGTTTTACAATGGCAATCGGCATGGCGGTTGATGGTTCCAAGCATTACATTGACATTGCCAAGGCGTGCCACATCCTTATTTCTGGTATGACCGGATCTGGTAAATCAATCGTTCTGCATAACCTCATCTTGTCTCTATTGATGAAAAAGAATCCAGCACAGATGCACTTATATATCATTGACCCAAAAGCAACAGAGTTTGAGTATTACAAGAACCTTGCAGCGTGTACGGTTGTATCTGAGGTAAATGGTGCGGTTGAGCTATTGAAGAACCTTTGTATTGAGATGGATCGCCGCTACTCCATTCTTGCCTCTACCGGCTGCCGTGACATTGACAGCTATAATACAAAGTTCGCAGATGCTCCTATGAGGCGTGACATAGTTTTCATTGATGAGTTATCCGACCTTATGAGCATGGGTGGAAAATCCGTTGAGGGACATATTGTAAGAATTGCACAGAAAGCCCGTGCCTGTGGCATCCACCTTGTAATCGCTACACAGTACCCGGTTGCAAAGGTTGTTACTGGATTGATTAAGGCAAATATGCCTACAAAGATCTGTCTCCGTGTTGGTACAGTCACAAACTCTATGGTCGCATTGGATATGGCCGGCGGCGAAAAGCTCATGGGTCATGGCGATATGCTTTTTCTCCCTAACGGTTCTCTTTCCCCTGTAAGGTTGCAAGGTGGGTTTGTATCTGAGACGGCAATCAACAATGTCGTTGCCGGTTTGATGAAGAATCAGTAAGTAGGAGGATGGTTAGAATGGCAGGAAAGACAACAACAGCTTGTACGCATGAACAGTATGAGACTATCATAAAAACTTTATATGAGGGCATTGGAGACTGCATACAGCCTAATCCCCGGATTGCTACGATCCTCGTTATTGAGGCGAATGTAGGATTGCGTATTGGAGATACACTCTCCCTCCGGCGTTCCTCTTTCATTAAGACGCCCTCCGGCCACGCTTTCAATATCGTTGAGCATAAGACCGGAAAGATTCGCCGTTTCAAGGTGCAGGAACAGGTCTACAACTTTCTCCTTGAATATGCGGACTCCGAGGGTATTGAGGGCGATGATCTGATATTCCCTATCGGTGTCCGGGCAGTGCAAAAGCATCTGAAAAAGGTTTGCGACTGGCTCGGTCCTGAATATGAGGATATATCCACCCATTCGTTCCGTAAATACTTCGGAACAGAGATTTACTACAAGAACGGAAAGGACATTGAACTGGTCCGCCGCCTGTATCAGCACAGTTCCGCCGCCGTTACAGCTCGTTACTTGGGTGTTACGGACGAAAAGATTGAACAGGCATTAGATTCCCACGTTGATATTATTTACCGCCCCAAATGAGGCGCATATATAGTAATGGTTTCTTATAAGATTTGTCTATTTGAGTGTCGTGTAACAGGTTTCTGGCAGTTTTTAATGTGAAAACTGCTGCCGGTATGAGGGTTGATAACGGCATACACCATCCCTTTGTTGGTTGACAGGTTTTCCGGCTTTAATGCGAAACCGGATAAGGATAGTGGGATCTCCTGACATTCGCGTATCTCCGGCGGAGCGCACGATGCCGCTTGATAAGAACGTGTCCAAATAGACAAATGCTATAAGGAACCATTGAAGAAATGGAGGTCTTAGGCATGATTGATATTACAAACTGCAATAAAATCATAGTCGATACCATCGGGAAAACAGAGAAGATCATTGAATGGTATCAGCAAAATAAAGATTGGTTGGATGCCGAAGAGTTCCGCATCCCCATCCCCTCCGCATTGGTTGAGCTGCCGGAGGAAGATATTAAATTCTATTATGAGCAGGAGGGTGTATTCGTCAGGCTGCATCTGTATATGGGTGGCGTGTATGTCTGTAATTATCGGTATGATCCGAAAACTCAGGAAATCGAAAACATTGTCTTTCCTGCCGGATTAAGCAAAGAGAAACGAAAGGTTGCCCGGATGGTTCTTGCCGCTGACAGAACGCCATACAAGGAGGCATTGAAGTTCCATTCTCTCATGTGTTTTGCAACTCATTACCGCAACTGCATTGAGACTACGGAACAGAAAGAGAAACGCATTTCTCATAAGCATCGAAAAATCCTGCGCCGTTCCGGCGGTGCTACACCACTGATAACCACATACCGCATTGATAGCAGGCCTGTTCCTGCAGACGGTACAAAAAGGCACTACACAAAGCCTACCGAACAGGTAAGTGTGAGGGGATTTTACCGAACTACCAAAACCGGTAAACGTGTATGGGTTCGCCCTTTCACAAAATACAATGGAAATTCTGGAAATAACAAAACATACAAAGTATAGGAGGATCACTATGAGTAATTTGAAAGTTTATGCAAAAACCATCGAAGATGAGGCTTTGGAACAGATTAACACTCTTCTGTCTCAGGATGCCTTTAAGGACTGTAAGGTTCGTATCATGCCGGATGTTCACGCCGGAAAGGGATGCGTCATTGGCTTTACTGCGGATCTCGGAAACAAAGTAATTCCAAACATCGTTGGCGTGGATATTGGATGCGGTATGCTTTGCGTCAGTTTAGGGCATAGGGATTTTAATGCTGTTACATTGAATACTTTAGATCGTGTTATCCGCACCTATGTTCCAAGTGGGAAAAATGTGCATGATGGGCGGCAAATGCGTTTTGAAGAATTGAAAGAGCTTTATTGTTACCGGGAATTAAAAGATACCAAACGTCTCGAACGCTCTATTGGCACTCTCGGCGGTGGCAATCATTTCATTGAGGTTGATGTTGCAGAGGACGGTTATAAGTATCTGATTATCCATACTGGCAGCCGCAATCTTGGGAAACAGGTGGCAGACTACTATCAGAACCTTGCCTATGAGTTGATGTGCGGTAAGGATGATTTGTATGATCGTCAGGAAAAACTCATTGCCGACTACAAAGCCGCTGGAAGAAAATCTGAGATTGAATCCGCAATCAAGGAGCTGCGCAGAAACTTCCGTGCTGTCACTCCGAAATTGCCGAAAGACCTCTGTTATTTAGAGGGTAAGTACCGTGAACAGTATCTCCATGATATGAGGATATGTCAGAAGTTTGCCTACATGAACCGTGTTATGATTGCTCAGATTATATGCAATCACATGGGATGGGGTGTTGATGCAGATATGCCGGACTTCTTTGAGTGCATCCACAATTATATAGACCACGACTCCAACATCGTCCGTAAAGGTGCTATCTCTGCCAAGTACGGAGAAAAGGTTCTTATCCCCATCAATATGCGTGACGGATGTATTCTCGGAACCGGTAAGGGAAATGAGGATTGGAACTGTTCTGCGCCGCACGGAGCCGGGCGGATTATGTCCCGGATGAAAGCAAGGGAAACTCTCAGCATGAGAGACTATTCACACTCTATGGACGGTATCTACACTACTTCTGTGTCAGAGGAAACCATAGATGAGGCACCGATGGCATACAAGCCTATTGATGAGATTGTGGAATGTATTGGAGAAACCGTTGATATTCTTGCGATTCTGAAACCTATATATAATTTCAAGGCAAGCGAATAATGTGGCATTGATAGACACATTGATGTATAATGGACTAAACATTTATATAGGGAGGATATGTCTATGAAGATGAGATATTTTGCCATGCTGTTACTGTCTGCCGTTCTTTTGACTGGTTGTGGTGGCGGTACATCTACCAAAAATGGCACTGCTGCGGTCACGACTACGACAGAAAGTAAAGAAAAAACAGACCTTGCAGATTTGATGAGTACGCAGAATTATTCCTGTACTGTGGATGATTCTTTTATGTATTACGTTATGTATGTAACAAACAATTCAGATAAAGTTGTGAGTATTGATCTGAATGTGACCGCATTGGATTCTTCCGGCAGTATGGTTGGTTCTTCCAGTGATGGAACAAAAGCGGTTGCTCCAGGGCAAACAGCCGGTATATGGACCACATTTGATGAATGGGATAAGATTGATAGTTTCGATTACACACTGTCGGTATCAGAGGAAAATGAATACTCTCCTGTCTATTCTGACTTATCCGTTGACTACAATACTACCGACAGCGGCATTGTTGCATCCGTGACAAACAACGGAAATTCCGCCGCAGATTATGTATGTATGGATGTGGTGTACCTTAAAGATGGGGAGATGGTTAATTTTAGCGAATTATCTTTTATGGATGATAACCAGGAATTGCAGCCCGGTACAACTCTTTCTCAGGAGGGCACTTGCTACTCCGATTCTGGTTTTGATGATGTAGTGATTGCCATAAATGGCAGAAAATGATTTAAGGCAGAGGTTTTATTCCTCTGCCTTTTCTATGAGTTCCCATGCCTTTTCATCGCCAAATTCTTTCCTTACGGTTTTCCATAATCTGAGGTACTTCTTGGATTCTCTGTCCCTTTCAGTCCTTGCCTTGTCAATCTGGCTTCTGAGGCGGCTTATATACTGCTCGTCCTCTATCTGAATCAGCTTATCTGAGTCACGGTACAGTGACCGGATCATACTTTCTTTGAGCATTTCCACCCACGGCGTAGATACCTCTGTACTGCGCCCATTGATTGAACGGCGTGTTTTATATTCCCTATCGGATAAATCCTGTTTCTTGGCTTTCTTGGCGCAGTAATCGCCAATATACACGCCAACCCAGTCTGGGATCTCTCCTTTGACCTGATCGTAAAGTTCTCTGGTAAGCACATAATAGTTGTAGTGACCTACGAACGATTTAACTGCTGCACTATGGAAATCTGCCTTTGATACCTTGACCTCATAGCATCGGAAAATGCCCTTTGTGTCGTATGTCATGTAGTCCACACGCTCCTTGCCTCCATATCCTATTGTTACCTCATAGCAGCCAAATGTTCCCATTTTGTATGTGGCTCTTCTGATTGCTTTTTCCAACGCTACGGTTTCTGCGGTTTTCATTTCAGGTCCTCGATTGAGAACACCAGACCTACGCAGTAGACCTCTCCATCTTCCCAAATATCAAATCTCTCACAAGGAATTTCTGTCTCATACGTCCATGTTGCCGGAAGTCCGTCTCGGTTCATTCCATCACACCATCTGGCATCTATCCAGTTGGCACGTTCTTCTCCCTCCTGATCTACTCCGTCCTTATCGAAATAAACTCTTCCACCATCGAAACAACCTCCCTCATCGCAGATTGCTCCATTGAACTCCATCAAATCATCTGATGCGCCCGTCACAATGACGAGACCGCTCTGTTTTGCCTCTTCCAGTACATCATCGAAACTATCTCCGTATGCTCGTCCATAGAGCTTATTTGCCAGTTCTCTTGCTTCCATATTGTCCTCCTTTAATCTGTGTATACAACAATTTCCTGTCCCTCCATTCTGTACCCAAAGCAGAGGTTTCCGCCATCCGCTATTATGGCACATTCATGGTCTGACAGATTGTTTGCGTTTCCGATAATTTGATAGCGTTTGCAGGCATATCCGCTGTCTCCGCTCATTATCACGGTTTTTTCTGCTAGGATCCTCTCTTTCTGTTCATCTGCCATAGACTCCCACTCATATCCATATACCACTACCGCCTTATCCTTTATCTTCTCATATTCCTCATACCATGTTTTTATCATTGGCTAATCCACTCCTTGTAGCAAATCCCATTGTTGCCGTCAAATTTCATATATGGATTTATCAGAGGACTTCTAAAAATGTCAATTTCTCTGCCATTGAGCATAAATTTGAATGAGATACTGTTGTATGTTCCTTTTGTCCCTACCAACTCCACACTCGTATTGCTCTGCCCCATCATAATATCCTCTACATCATATTCAGTTCCGATTTCCAATCCGTCCTCTTCTCTGATGGCTACTGCCTTGATTGGTATGTGATTCTGTACACGCATGGCTTACTCCTTTCTCTCATATTTGCATTTTGGAAAATGAGTTCCAATATCAAGGAACATATCGAGAATGATCTTTCCTGTTTCTCCACAGAAATTTATATGTCCTGCGTCTGTCTGCTTTACAATCAGCTTTTTACAGTTAAGACAGCAATCCTTTTCGTTACGTTCCTCAAATATTTGTAGTGGTGTCTTTTTCATCCTTAATCCCTTTCTCTCTGAAATGCTCCATGATTTTGCAGATTGTGGCATCTCCGACACCTTTGATTTTTGAGATTTCTTTCAGAAAATCATTGACCGTCATTCCGGTAGCTGATTTCTTTCCCTGATTAAATCCCTCACTCCTGGCTTTTTCCACTCTGTCATTGACATACTGCACCAACTGTTCATCGGTCATTTTGCGAATTTTGACCGCTTTTTCATGTACCTTATCTTCATTTACTGTTCTGCGGCAGCTTCTCTTCTTTGCCATTGCAATCCTCCTATCTCATGTATGTTTCAACAATACACGCATCATCCTCCGGTGTCCTTGGAAATTTGAACACGAATCCGGCTGACATTACATCATCTTCGCATCTTTTAAGGTTTTCATATTCGCAGTAAACATTCGTTGGCCGATTCTTCTCTCCGTCCCATACTCTTGCCACCACTTTTCCCGGAAAGTCTTTCGGGCTGTCATATATCACTACTAGCGGCACTTTTATATCTGAATAGTCCACCAGATTAAGTGTCGGTACTCTCTTATACAACGGCGTGTTCTGTTTTGCTAATTTCTTCTGTTTGTTCACTCCCATACCTCCTGTAATTCCACATGGAATGATTTCAATAGTTCATCGTCCATATTTGACATAAATGTTCTGTACGATATGTCTGGCTTATTTTCCATAAACCACTCTACCGCCTTTTGATTTCTGGCTGTTCTGGTAGATAGATTTCTCCAATTATCCTGATACCGAACCCGTTTCAATTCTCCGTACCATACAAGAAATCGTTCTCTCGTGCCATTCCTATCAATCCTCATAGGCACATACGGATCAACAATCTCGTAATCTATCCGCCGGACTGCTGCCGGAACTGCCATAACCCACATTTCTCCTGTGGCAACGGCATCCGGCACTTTATCCGCTATCTGCTCCGGCATGAGGATAGCATCACTCTCTATGTAATACGCATGGATAACAACCGGCACACCGATTCTCGCCATGTTGTACGCCACTGTTCCGCCTTGCGGCATCGCCTGGATTGCACTCAATATGTTAGGTGCTACGCATATCCTCGGAGTGGTGTTATCCTCATCCGGGCAAATCTGTTTCGGAACTCTCGGAACAAATCTCTCTACTTCATCAAATGAAACGTGAACCAATTTACTGTTGCTTCTTTTTCCTCTTTGCTTCATCCTTTTTCCGTTGGCGTTCCTCCCAGTAGGGATGTTCCAACCTTTCCAGTCCAGTGCATCCTATCTGCAGGCACTTATGGACTTTCATTTGCTTCGTTGATAGATACCCTTTATGTGTTTTGCAGTACGCTACCGGCGATTTAAGCATATTCTTATCAATGCTCTGGAATAAATCAGGCATGAATAAGGGCTTTCGGAAACTCTTGAATGAGTTCTTCGCCCCAAATGTCCGTGAGGCTCGGTTTCATAAATACCGGTATGTTGTACTTTCTGCACTGCTCCACAATATTTTCAATCCATTCTCGTCTTGGTATGACTTTATCTTTTCTGCTGCCAGTCTCAGCTCCTACGATTATCCACTCCGGGATGTATGATTTCTCACTCAGCTCTCCGAAGTCTGCCAGTATAGGCTCTACTGACAAAAACGTATGGAACTCATAGTGTCCGTCCTGCCCCATATACTCCGTATCTGGATCTGTGACTGTCGTTCCGTACCACATATTATCTCTGAGTGGTAATTCTCCGTAACGATGCAGCTCCATATATCTTCTGGGATTCTTCGTGAGGAAGAGGTAATTATGCTGTGGAGCTTTCTCACAAGCATTAAACACTTCCCTGATCCATCTATCAGGAACCCACTCTCCAAACACATCCGACATTGAACCGACAAAGATATTTCTCTGCCTCTTTTTGTCTCTGTATTCTCCCATGCGGTATCTGTGGATTGTCGGCACAAATCCATGCGGATAGGCACATCTGAATTGTTTTCCGGTCTCATCATCAACATAATACGGTTGCTCATTGATCTCATAAGTTTCAGAACCATCGTCTCCGAGTTTGTATGTCTCAGGTTCTACCAGATGGCATCCTTTCCGTGATACAAAGCGGTTTGCAATACCTCTAGCATAACAATAAGGGCATTTATGACGGCAGCCGGTAATCGGATTCCATGTGCTGTCAGCCCACTCTATTTTCGTTTTATCCAAGTCTCTTCCTCCTACCTGTGTATTTCCCTACATGATTGATATAACCGCAATAACAACACTTTACCTCGTCTCTAAGGCGGCTCTTATAAATCTGATTTCCACAGCATCCACAGTCAAATTCTTGCGGATTGATTTTCTTTTTCTTCATAAACGCATCACTCCTTTGGAAATAATTTGTCATAAAACCATTCAATATCACGGCGAACCTTAAAATATCTAAATTTATCCTCTTCGCTCGTGCTTCTTACACTGATATACCCGTGAAAAGCATTTACCTCTTCTACTACCACCGGAAGCTCTGCATATTCCGTCTTTAACATCCACTCACTTCCGAGAGGGTATTTATCGAATTTTGAATAGTCGATCTTTTCGTCCGCATGAAACGGAAGATCGTATTTTCTTTTATCCACAGCCAAATCGTCAATATAGCAAGTGGCATACACTTTTCTTGGATTGTTACCATATTTTTCAACGTTTTCCGGCAGATTATCATTGACCGCATCGAACTCTAAGCCAAATTTACTGCACCAGTCCACCGCTTCTTTCAGATGTTCTTCCACTCTGCAAGTCCAAAGGATCACTTTTGCTCCCTCTGTTCTGCGTTGAACAAGATGCTGTATCAGTTTTTTGTTCGGCGCGCCAATTCCGGGCCACTTACTTTCGCAGAGTGTTCCGTCAAAATCAACCGCGTAAATCGGTACAAAACTACTCATCTCCATTCCTTTCCATCCCTAAATCGAACAGGGATAATTGTGCTTTTTCTCTTTCCAACCTCGCATTTGAAACCTCATACATCTCGGTGTCTATCTCAAACCCTACAAACCTCACGCCGGTTCTGTGATATGCGATGAGACTTGACGCAGATCCTACATGGGTGTCAAGCACCACCCCCCCCGATAGCTTAAAAGCACCTACGAGATATTCGTACAATGCTATTGGCTTCTGGGTTGGATGGATGCGCTTCTCTGAATTTGTTCCGCCAGTGTTTGAGTATCTGAACAGTTTTGCCGGGAGATTGTAAGAAGTCCACGCAATCTCCGCTTGTGAAAAGGCATCCCACGGCTGCACCTTATCCCATACAACAAAACACTTTGTTGGTGGCAGATTGAAATAATTTCCGCCCCATATAATCTGATTTTTCGATACGCGAAACAATTCTTTGAAGTATTCCTCCGTTGGCGGTTTGCTATCCCATTCCTTTACCTGTCCACTCCGTTTCAATCTGCTTGCGGTGCTTTCGGATGGATAACCGTTCTTCGTCCGGCTCTTATTGGTTCCCATCGCCATGTTCGGCGCATTGATTCCGTATGGTGGGTCTACGATTGCCACATCAAAGTATTTATCAGGGAAAAGTTTCATGCCGGCCATACAGTCCATGTTGTAGTAACCAAAATCTAATTTATCCACTTAATAATGCTCACTCCCTTATAACCTTTTTGAAACTCATACCACGCATACGCAACTGCACTTCCGCCTCCGGCTTTCATTTCCTCAAACATTCCGTTTTTGGCGCACAGAATACGGCTGCGTGACACATATACATATCTCGGAGGGTATTTCTTAAACAGTTCGCCTCTAGCCTTTCCCTCCAAAAACTGTAATTTAAGAAACATGAACACTTTTCTCCCGTCCGGTATGATCGTCATTGCGTGTTCAATAAACTCTTTCGCGTACTTATATGGAGGATTGGTAAGAATATCGCCATCCCACATTTTTGTTGTCTGCAAGAAGTCTATTCCACCCTCTCCATACCCTCTGTCGATAAGATCCGTACTGCGGACCTCATAACCGAGTTCTATGAGACGTTCTGATAAGTGTCCTTGTCCTGCAGAGCACTCCCAAATCTTATGATTCAGTTCTGCCCCCCCTGTAACAATGCGTCTACTGCGATAGGGTCTGTCGCATAGTAGTCGTTAATCTCTCTTTCTTTCTCTGTGTGGTTGGATGCGCCAAGGGTTGTAAAAATACTCTTGCCGTTTCCGGTCCAATCTTTTCCCATCTCTGATCTCCTTATAAATATCCAAATCTATAACCATATATGGATTCTAGTTCTCCGCGGCATACCTTACCGACCGAGTTCGGCGGTAGGTTGTACAGTCGTTCCGCCTCCCGACATGAGAAAAAGATTTCTTCCTCATCGCCTATGCAGATAACCATTCTGTGTTTCCCTGGCTTTTCCTTGCGGTTTCCGCACTGTACGCCCTTATCCGCCCATCTGAGGTTGTATATGCTGTTGTCAAACCTCTCCATGTTGTTTATATGGTCTACGGTGTCATACCGCCGTCTATCGCCCATGAAGAAAGTCTGCATAACAATCTGGTGTCTCTTAAACCGTACTTGGTTTCCGTCCATATCTGTGAACATACTGGAAATATCGTATTTATCTCCGTATGCCATATTGCAGAGGATTCCGTTTCTTATAAGTCTCCCAAATGTTGATATGTAGCAGTTGATGTTGAAATCATGCACACTCTTTACTTCCAAATTCTCATCAAACTTAACAAGCCGTGTGACTTTTCTCCATGTTTCTTCCTTGTCCGGGTACTTCCGGCGGATATACTCAAAAGTTTCTGTTTCTCTCATACTCTCTCAAATGTGTAGATTGAATTTCTGGTTGTTACCTCAATGTATTTTCCTCTATCCTCGGTCTTGAATCCGATAACTGTACTCGTAACAATCATGCCGACATACGGTGTTCCATCCGGCTGAGTCAACCATTCAATCATCATGGCATCTCCGTTTCTTGGAGTGGGTTTCTTGCACATTCTCCCTACTCTGAGAGGGTATCTGCCCTCAATTCTCGGATTGCCTTTTCTGTCTGTAATTGATACAACTCTATAAGTTTCCATGGCAGCCTCCTTAATAAAGATTCCACAAAAACAGTTCTTCGTTTTCTGCCGGATCGCACTTTTCTTTCCATTCCAGTTTTCTCACTACATCCCATGTTTTCATGCAGATATTAGATAAGTCGTACCTGTCGTACACCCTCTTGTCGATAAACAGGCGCATATCCAAGTCCTTATCGTAGAGATTGGAACTCATGTATTTCAGATTACGAATATCCTCATCTGTGGCTTCTGCATGGACTGTTACTGTGATACCATCCAAGTGTTTTAAAATTACCGGATGATCGTCCATTGTCAGACAAGCCGTATAAAGATAGATTTTCTGTCTCTTATTCTGCTTTCTGAGCATTTTAATGACTGTGTAGAGTTGTGCCGGATTTATCATAGGCTCTCCGCCGGTAATCACAACTTCCTCATAGTCCTTTAATGCCGTGATACCGCCAATCACTTTCGCCAATGATGTGTAGTCCAATTTGCTGTTGCAGCACCCCGGGCACTTCCGGTCGCACTTTGATGTGATAATTACTCTCGCTGTCTTTTTCATCTTTCCTCCTTAATCCATGCCGTCATAAAGGCTTTCAGATAATTCAACCTGTTCGTCTGTCAAATCCCTAAGTGCATTGATTATCTTCATCTTTGTTTCTTTGCATGGGAAATATCCGTACTTTGCATATCTCAGCATCCGTTCAAAAGTGCTCATTGGAAATGGAATATCTTTATCAATTACAATCCGTTTAAGATGTAGATGTTCAAAAAACGCATCATCCATCAGGATTTTGTACTCAATGTGTGTTTCCGGTATTCCAATTTCCTCTAAGAAATGCTCATCTTCCAGAGTTTCAAACGGAAGTTCTTGTCTTTTCGCTACCGCACCAGTTTCATCCTCTACTTCCTCTTTGTAATATGCGAACTTCGTGATTGTGAAATCGAACTTATTCAGAATTTCTTCCGGTTTTCCAAATATTTTGCAACAAAGTTCAAGCACAACACCTGTTTCAATGTGTTTGTATGCCTTTACATTGTCGTTTTCGTAGTGGAAATGATATTTCTCATCTCTTACATCGTCTCCGTCATATCCTGGTGTCTGACTGTCAAAATACTGTACCGCATCATCAAAATCGCTTTCATTCTCAAAGAAAATATCAAGGTCCTTTACCTTTTCTTTATTGAATATGTTTTTGAAACATCCTCCACATATAAATCCTTTATGACCGGTCATGTACTCATCAAGCCAATTTAATATCCAGAAGTTTTCTCTGTCTCTCTTTATTAGAGCCATGTTTCCTCCTATCTCCGTGCCATTGCTTCCTCGTATAATCGTTTGTATACGTCCCTCTCAGCAGTTATCTTTGCAATTTCCAACTGTGTCTCAACGTCCGGCATCTTCACCTTTTCTGCAATAGGTTCAGGTTCTTTCTCATCTGGCTTCACTGCTTCATTTGCAGCTTCCGCCCACTTCTTTACCAGATCATTCGATTTGATGTTAATTCCAATGCCGATGCTTACCGCCAACGCTGCATCGATCTTTTTCATTTCTGCCATAGAACACTGTCCTATGTAATCTCCAACCTTATCCTTGTTTACCGTATCAATCTGCTCACAAAGCACGGTGGACGGATATTTTGAACTGTTGATTTTAACGTGTGTCGGCAACGGTTTCTTTTCCTGGGTGGTAAGGTAAACCACTTCCAATATAGGTCCTGCATTGTTACCAATATCATTGCTTATGATTACCGCAGGTCTACCCCCCCCCTGTACATTTCCGCTATATTCGCTCTCGTTGCGGATATAGAAGATTTCCCCTCTATAAAATTCTTTGTTCATAGTGTCCTCCTATTCGATTTCATCCTCCTGCGGCATCTCGAACACTCCAAGTGGTTGATCCGCCACATATTCACATACTAAGTCTCTGGGGTTTTCATCCTGTCCTCTTTCAAACAGCAAATTCATGGTGTAGCAGTCCATAAGCATCGAAATCGCCATTCTGCATTTTTCTTTCGTAGAGTATCTGCCAATCACTACTCTGTTTTCTCCTACGAGGGCAGCAACTTTGTACCGCCCATCATACTTGCTGTCTGTGCTGTATTCTGTTACCCTGTCGTTGTTCAGAACTACCGCTCCATCCTGAGACTTAACAAACATCACGTTTTGCCTCTCTTTCCTTAATCCGACCCATCTGGCGGTCGATCTTGAAATCAATACGCTCATTGACCTCTTCCACGCAGTTGAAAATAATTCCAAGCTGTGTGAGCATGATCTGTACGTCTGCGATTTCATCAATAACTGCGTCTCTCAAATCGGAATCCTTTGCGTTGCTCCGGCGGAATTTCAGAATGGCTTTGATGAGTTCCGAACACTCTTCGATTGCCATATCTTCCTGTTTATCCGAACCGTAGGTTTCCACGATTGTATTGAGGTCTCTTAACTGTTTCTGTGTCATATCTGCCTCCTGTTATTTTCTGTTTGCTTTTGCGATGCTCACGATAAGTACCAGAAGCAGGACAAGTACAATCCATGCAATCTCAATCCACAAAGGAATGAGAACCACCGGCCACGACCACTTAATCAGCTTGCAAAGTTTCAAAACAATGAATACGATCTGTAATACTCCTAAAAATCCCATACCGCCTTTTCCGGCACTGCTTTTATGTTCGTTCATACGTCCTCCTTGTGATTTACATATAATTTGCTTCTTTGAATACGAATGTGTGCTCTAAATCCAGTTTTTCAGACAGTTCTCTCAGTCTCAGGTCATTGGAGCTGTAAATCTTTTTCTTTTTCATATCAGCGACAAAAAACTCCTGACCGGTCTGTAAATACTCTCCTACCTTGCTTTTCCGGCAGATCTCATAGTCTGCATACTCAACGTCTGCTTCCTTGTTATCTTCCTGTTTTTCCTTTTCTGTTTTTCCAAACATACTGAATTTTCTCCTTTCAAATTATTTTTGTTTGGTTGACTAAACATTTTCTGCAAAAAAAATTTAATGTAATCCGTCAGACCACTTGTAAAGAATAACTGCGACATCCTCACTCGGATATGACACACTCAGGAATTTTCCATCAACCGCCTCGCAGGCATCCGTTACTCTTCCAACGAACTCGGAAAAGTCCTCTTTCTTTTCAACATAATCGTGAAATCCCATTGTTCCCTCATCTGTGGTATGTGATTTTCTTTTAACGATTGTTTGTTTCAATTTCTGCATTATCCTTTCCTACCTTTCTGTTTTTACTTTACAGTTTTTATACGCATCCTCTTTTCCAGAGAATAACTGCCCTAAAATTGCTACCAGAACATTTACAACAATACTGTTTCCGGCCTGTTTGTAAAGTTGAGTGTTACTGTTTACTTTCTCTGCCTTATGGAAATCCTCATCTGAGAAATCCATCAGTCTCCAACACTCTTTTGGTGTGAGTTTTCGTATGCGATACTCTGTACATACCTTTGAGTTCGCATCTCCGTGTGTTCCGGCAGTCAGTGTTGGTGCAGTGCCATCGTCTGAATAAACTGATCCACACTGACTTCCATCTGTGGAAACCTGTCCTACTTTTGCCACATCAATCTCCTTATCTTCTGAAATATCATTATGCTGCATACCGTCTTGCCCCCCCGATCAAATTTTTCTATCCGGCAAATACCCATACTCTGTGCTGTTAGTGTCGGACAAACATGGCCGCCACCTTGCACCCTCCCTCTCCGTATTTTACTTGTAGGATAAGAGAAATCTGCGACACCGCCTATCTCACATTCTATGTAGCCTTTTGCCGTTGCCTGCCTGATGCCTACATACTCTTTATCCATCATCCACCGTCCTTATCTCTAAAACAAGGTTGTCTTTCTGAACCGTTGTGAGCGTGTTGGATATGCCATCAGTTCTTGCTTCAAGTTGGGTCATGTTGCCTCTTTTTTCTGAAATCTGGTGGCTTTCATATAACTTTCTTATCCTTTTGCCGTATTCGGTTCTGACACAACGACATATTGCAAAATCAATCCTCATTTATTTTTATCTCCAAAACATAATTGTCTTTCGCAACACTCGTAAGCGTATTGCATATCCCTTGCGAGTTCGGTTCTAACCGTTGTTCTGTTGGTGCGCCTACAGTTCTGTCAGATGGGTTCGTGGGATTTCTCCCTCTTGACGCACAAATTATTCTCTCAATCACACATTTGTCTCCACATCCGTCTATCGTTCTTAAAGTTCCGCAGCAGCCATCTTTGAAAAATCTTATTCCCTCATCGCTTCTGAGTTCACATACGGTCTGCTCTTTCTGGTAACTGTGAGTACCCCCCCCACATGAGTTTGTGGAAGAGATATTGCACAATCTATCGTTCTGATTCTGCAATATGTTTAGCCTCCGTCTCTGTTATGATGCAAGGTACAGTACCCCCCCCACTCGTGATTGCCGGAGCTATACCGCCGGTATCATACACTCTCCCTTGGTTTGGGTTTTCTCTAGTGGAAGTGGGGAGAATATTGCCTAACCTTTTAATCCCGGTCTGCAATATCTTCTTTCCTTTCCTTGATTTCTAATATCTTTGGTTCTAAATTGCCCCCCCACAAGTGTTTAAGGTCGGGGCAATTCCGTCTACGGAATAAATTCTTCCGCTCTGAGGATTATCCCAACTCTTTCCTACGGCGATATTCCCCAGTTGTATGCAGCGTACCTTATTTGCCATTTCATAGTTCCTCAATTACATATTTCAAATGTTTGTAGTCGCTCGCCAATAGGGTAGGACATATCATTTTGTACAATGCTTTATTGTATGGGTCGTAGATTCCACAAGCACTTTCGGAGGATCTTTGTAGTCTGTTGCCCTTATTGCTTGGCAAATACCCCCCCCGATAAAACTCGGACCCTGTCCTGGACTTCTTTTTCCGGGTTCAGTGAGCCGACTACGATTATTCTGTCTGCCATTTACTTTTTCCTCCACTAAAACTTTCGGTGGATCTTTATAATCCGTTGCCGACAATGCCACTGATATGCCATCCGGGGACATTATGCGTCCTCTTTCTCCGCCTGTTCCCGTATGAGCCACAATCAACGGCCGGCTCATGGTTCGTCTGAGCTATCTACTTCTGTAACACCGCATCCCAATGATGCCGGTCTACTGAGCCTCTGCCCCCCCCCTAACGGTTTTTGAGATGCCGTCTAACTGACCGCTCTCTCGCAAGTCCTTGATGAGTTTCTGCGCCTTTTCGGAGTTGATATAATACTTTTCGTCTACCTCGTCCTCCAAATAATCTTTCATTGTCTTATCCAGTGGAACCGGCTGCGGAAATTTGTAATTATAATCGCCCGAAATAGATACCATGAAGCATCGCTCTCTGTTCTGCGCCACGCCGTAGTCCTTTGCATTGAGGATCTGCGTATAACACTTATATCCCTTGCTTTCAAGGAAGCTGCACCAGCTATGAAAATCATCTATGTTGTCCGCACTGATAACCTGTGGCACATTCTCCATGAGAAGTATCTGGGGAAGATTTTCTGTCTCATTCAGAAGCCTTTCAACTTCCCACAGTAACCCGGAACGTGTTCCTGATCCTTTTTTCATTCCTCGCATCTTTCCGGCGAGTGATAAATCCTGGCAAGGTCTTATGGAAACGAATACGTCATAAGGTAGGTGTATCTGTCAGTATTCGTTATTGCCAGATCACCCCCCCCCTCATTGAGCAAATGTTGACAAGGTTGTGCGTGGCTTTTATGTTGTTGTAACATTCTCTGCGCCATGCGTCACTGTATGAATGACTCCTTATCTGCTCTTCCGTGAGAGGTTTCTTTCCATCCACGGATATTCCCAACTGAGTAAGTGCCTGTATAACATCCTCAGAACTCATTTCTGCACTGTAATCCGTATCATCGTCCGCCATGTGAATAGCTTTGTATGATGCCGTGGCGTGCATTTCCCATTCAGACATAAGGTAATGTTCAAACGGTACGCCAAGATTACGAAGTGCCATCGCCTGAGAACCAACCCCGGCAAACAATTCTATCAATCGCACTGGGTTGTCAGTCTTAAATGTTGGGTACATTAAATCAAACATTGAAATCTGATCCACTCGTTTTCTCCTTTCTTTGATTTTTTATCATGCAAAATCTCGCATAATTAAGCTGTCGGAAGTAGTCATTATTCGCATTTTCCCACATTGCCGGTAAGGTACTCAGCCGTGTTTCATAACACTTATCGCACACCTTTTTCCCTTTCATTGTTGGATTTTTGCCACATATATAGCAAATGCCGTAGTCCGGTCTCTCTGAACGTGACAAATCGCATCGGTTTTTGTCTCTGTAATTTTTCAGATACGCCCTGCATCTCTGGCATAAACCACCATTCTGTGATTGATGTTTTCCGCATCTGGGGCATAGTCCGTTTTCGATGCGCGTCTGTTTTAACTGCCTTTTCCTCAGCCGATCTTTCTCTTTCTGTTCATCGGTTTTCCCTTTTTCCGAATAACTATCTTGAAATTGACCCAAGCACTCATAACATAGCTTTTTGTTAGGTTCTGCTGGATTTTTCCCACAATGAGTGCATATCCCAATCCTTTCATGGTATTTTCGGTTCTGCTTGCGTAATTCAGAATTTCTTGCCGCACAGTCAGGACACATGGATCTTTCCGGCGTTGGGTTTTCTTTACCACACTTCGGACACAATCCTCTTTCCCTCATCTCTTTGTATGATAATTTTCTCAATCCATTTCAGAGGTTCCCAGGATTTATGCGCGCTGCCCTTTCCTCCGTTACTTTTTAACACCGAACTTCTCATACATTTCATCCAGTCTCTTTCTGGTTTCGTTTGACATACCGGATGGTGGTTCGGTCTTTTCCTCCGGCACTTCAATTTTTTGCATTTCTATCTGTGGGTCTACTGCTTTTTCCATAAGTGCTGCGTGTTTCTTCCCCATATCGGCTATGAGCATCCTTACATTCTCCGGCAGACGTGCCTCTTCTTTCATCCGCTGCACCGAAGTCCGATAGTTCCTGATAAAGTGCGACTGTTCAATGGTTGCCACTTGGTCTGAATCCATCAACGCCCACTCTTTGAGGTTTGCCGCCGTTCCAACAGCTCTTTGGCACGCCTCCGGCAGTTTTGCAAATTCCTCTTCTGAGTTGTAACCGGAGTTCCTTAACGCCCTCTGTACCAACGCCCATGCCTGCAGTTCGCTCATGCTTTCTTCCGCCGGAGCAATAATCTCCGTTGCTTTAGTGCGAATATCTGCGATGGTTGGAGGAAAACGTTCACTCGTCATGTACTTTTGTATTGCCAAGTTTGCCTGCTCATACGGAAGATCTTGTAATAATCCATACCACACATCGAAAGCGTCTTTATCTGGTATGAATGTCGGCTGTGCGTAGACCGCTTTCATAGCTTTTACCAAAATCTTAAATTCTTCTCTTTCCATTACCAGCCATCCACATCCTTTACTCTGTTTCCAATGCGATCTCCGCTATTTCTGTATGCAGAAGATGATTGCAATTTATCCCAAATAATGCCTTTCCATCCATTCGACATACATTCATCAATAAGATTGCATACGGCAGTATCTCCATAGACAGAGACCTTATTGGCAACCTGTTTTAACAACGACTTCATGCCCTGTTCCTTATATCCGTCTTTCCGTTCCGTCTTATACTTGAACCATTCGCGAAGTTTATCTGCCATTACATCAGAGATGGTGTACTCAGGGAGAAGCCTTTCAAAAATTGATTGGGTAGTTTCCCTCTTTCCCCCTTTTTTATTTTCTTTCTCTAACTCTTTCTCTAACTCTTTCTCTATGTTACCTTTTTGAACATTAACGTTACTCTCTGTTACACGTTCGTTACATTCAGCGTTTTCTGGTGTCTCAGTGGGTTTTGTCTTGTTTTTTTCTCTCTCCCGATACTCCCTAACCCTCTGTGCGGATGCCGATTCAGACCCAATCATTTTCAGAGATTTTGGTAAAAATAGTGTGCCGTCACTTTCCGTAACCACAAGCTGTAATTTTGAAAATTGTTGTAACGCTTGTGTAACAATCTGTAACGCAAAACCGGATGCTTCCGCCAACATTTCTGCGTCATACGGAATATCTTCGGAAAATCGCAGTTTGCCCTCATGGTCGATTGACTCTGTAATCATCCATATATAGAACATAACCAAAAGATCGCCATTATCCTTTGCTCTAAGTATCTTGATATAGTGTTTTTCAAAGAAGTTCCGGGGCATTTTGAGCCAAAAATACTTTTTCTCAGCCATCGAACGGTCCTTTCTCTATCTCTTCAAGGAATATCTCAATCCTTGGGTTTTTCTTATCCACATAGAAGTCATGCGTAAAGTTTTCGATTTCTTTCCATCCATCGTTTTTAATCACTCCGCATTTCTGTAAAGCATCCTGGAAAACTTTGTCTGCAAAGGAAAAAATATTGCCCTTGTCACGCTGTTTATCCGGCTCATAGAAGTTGTAATGAATGATGATAGGGTTTGTAATCGTAAGTCTCGGCAACTGTGTCCTGATAGCGTTACACACGATCATCTGGTAATCTCTTTTCATTTTTGCACCCATCTGAGGATGCCTTGCACACTCATGTAGGTAATCGTTAAGATCCGGTAAGGTTCTGGTTCTGCCGTAATAATTTCCTTTGATAACAACCTTGTGCATCCCTAAGCCCTCCTTTCTTTCATTATGGGTGGAGCCGCCGGAATGACGGCTCCTGGGTAATTTAACAAAAGATCCTTGTCAGGGGTTTATACCATTTAACTAATCGAATTTCTTAAAAGGAGGTAAACCGTTTGTGTGTTCTGCGGTTTTCGTGACATATTTTCCTCAGAGACCAATCTTAGGAGATAATTGCAGAAACATATTTACGGGTTACGATTATTTAGGAAATCACGAAAATGTTTGATACATCCGCAAGTTCTTTTTCGAGATACGCTTTGATGTTGGCTTTCGCCTCATTCTTCCATGCACCTCCGTCTGCCTCAAATAAGGCACAGGTAACGCCATAGCGATCATTGTCCTTTACTCTGAAAATAAAGTTACTCATAGGCTGTGCAACTTCTGTAAAGGTTCTGTACGGCATCAGGCGGCAAGGACTCGGAACTTCAACTTCCTGCAGAGAGGCAATGCCTTTCTTGATTGCTGCTTTCTGTCCTACTCCGGTGTCTCCGTATTCCGCAACAGTGCCAGCCTTAACATTTCCGGCAAACTGTAAGATGATCGGCTTATCATTTGCCTCAGCATCCTCGTTTAAGAACTTGGACTGCACACCGATAACAAACTCTTCGTTTCCAATGAACTGACCGAATGAAAACTCCGGGATCTCTGCTTTGACAACTGCCAGTGTTTCTCTCTGGCGGTCTGCATCCAGACTTGAAAACAGACGAACCTCAGTAGGAGATACCACCTGAGCGATGTAATGACCTGTCTTGAAATCTGCTTTACTCTTTTTGATGAAATCCACAAGGCTGCTCAGATTACTCATTGTGATACTGGTTGCTCTGAGTTCCTTGCCGATCTGTGTCATATCTTTGTCTACATAGGTTCTTCCCTCAATTTCCTCAATATGGGGAGCATCGAGAGAAAGAATTTTCTCAATAGCTGCTTTTAACATATTTTCCTCCTGTTACTGTACGATCTGCCAATCCTCAGCCAACATATCAGCCTGAGATGCGAGCCATCCCATCTGTACGCCGGATGTTCCGACAAATGCGATTGCTTTGTTTCCGATAGCATCATGTTCGCAGTTCACAATATCGCCACCGGCGTTTTTATAGCTGATATTAGTTGCAAGTTCAATGTACTGGTTCTTTCCGTTCCATCCCTGCCTTGCAACTTTCTTACCAGACTTCATCGCTTCTATTGCTTTTCCAAAATTCATTATGTCCTCCTTTAATCATTAACCGCTTTCAGGCTAATAACCTTGTGTTCAGTTTTCTGCTCTGGCTGTTTTTCAATAACCTCTCCGGTTTCAGGATCGCAACCAAGTTCCTCTGCTGTTACCGGATTTTCTTCCTCAACTTCCTCCGGGTTCATGCTCATACCACAATCGTCCAAGGTAAGCTGTCCTTTGATCGCACCTTTGGAATGTTCAGTAAGGGTTGTAACACCACTTCTGAAATCCTTATTGATGAACAACTGAGTTTTCAGTCCCATCTCAGGAGCCAGCTTAACGGAAGTCTGAACCTCGACAGCAACATCTTCTCTATCATCCTCTGACGGAGTGAGAACAATCTTAATGTCAAGAGTTCTTTTCTTCTTGGCATCCGTATTCAAATCGAGAATGTTGTCAGAAATCTTTGCCAACGCTCTGTCGATTCTTTCCTGAACGCCTCCGGCACACATAGATGCCAATGTAAGTTTCTCTGCCACTTTTATCACTTCCTTTCCTAAATGTAGAATTTTCTGTATCTATCAAAGAACTTTTTCCGTGCTTCATCCACGGTAAGTCCTTGTGATACCTCATTGAGTTCGTAGGAGAGCTGCGCTATTATCTGCAACAGTTTTTGTACTTCTGTGCTCTGGTGTGCGCTTATCTTCCCCGTTCTGTGATGTTCTGGTGTGAGTGGAACCCATAAGCCGTCCTCATCTGCTTTTTTGCGGTTGGGGCCTCCGAGGCAATGATGCCTCTCAACCCCATATTGACCGTTGATAATATCGAAATCCGCATATTTCATATCCACAATAATTGAATCTCTCATTAAATCTCTCCCATAAGCATATCCATTGATATAGGACCATCTAAAACCTCAGTGTCGGCACAATAGTCGCACACCTCGCATCTTAGAGGTTCAATTTCTCCATCTTTCAGGCGTTGAACCTTGATGATATTGCTTTGGAACTCTGCCAGCTTCTCATCCATAACCATAGGTGGGATTTCAATAACCTTAATTCTCGGATGAGGAATATTTCCTGGAGAAGTCTTATCTTTGCTAATTGCGCAAATATAAAACGGTAACAATTTACCTGTGTTCTGCCTATATATTTCTCTATAAACAGCCCCTTGGAGGTCATATCCCCACCATTCACAGAAATTAAGTCTCTGCCCGAGGTCCTTTGCATAAAAAGTTTCTGTAACAGATTTTACGGTTTTTAAGTCAGTGATCCTTTTTCCATCACAACTATCAATTTTGATTTTTACCGGTATGCCATTGATTTCCCCGGTCATAATTACCTGTTTATCTCCGGCCATATACTGCATAAAAACTTTGTCTTTTTCTGCCCTGTCAATCATTGCAGAGGCCTGCTTGTACTCGGCTTTTAATTCTCCGGCGGTTTTACCTCTGGATGAAAAAATTTCTGGGTGCTGTGCGGAAAATGTAGGAAGTGTCCCCTCAAAGTAGGCATCCACATAAGAACCTACCAATAACGGAGTGGTGGAGACTTCCTCTACTTCTCCCCGGAGTTTTGCCATCGCATAAGCCTCGCAACCTAACTTTCCGGTTGTTCCATTGAAGTCCTTATACTGAGATACGGACACATACTGCATATTGGCTTCCTGTGAGTAGTAATTCTCCGGGGTAAGTGCGATGAGGTTACTCATCTACTTCCTTAAATGTTCCGTCAATCACACCATCAGAATCCTCATCTCCGTTATGAGAACTCTGATCGTGAGACTGGTAAATGTCCTGTGCCTGATACTTCTCTTTCGGTTTTTCCTTAACATCAAATGCTGAACCATCTTCAAATGCCTGACACTGTTCTGCGGTATCAAAGTTGAGGTCAATCAACTTACACAGTCGGCGGAGAACTGTTTTCTTACACATCTCTCCGTAACTTTCTTTCCAAGCCTTACTGTTTGCTGCCTTTGAGAATGTCTGTCTGGTATGTTCAATGTCCTCTTTGCTCATGGTGTCGTACATCATGGAACCGTCTTTGTAGAGGACTACCGCAAATGCACCGATAATCTCTCCGTTTGAAAAAGTCTTAGGTCTGAAATTGACATACTGCTTACCGTTTTCAATTACTTCCTCAAACTGATCTCCCTCACGGACTACCTTTGCGTAAATGTCTTGAATAGGATTGCTCGAATATCTCTTGCACAGCTTGATCTCTCCTTTGTAATCAGTCTGGAACTGACACTGATTTCCGTAAGGAATTGCGTAACACTCTCCGTTAAAGAAATCGAGACCAAGGAAAGCTCCTTTTAAGAGTGTTCGCACAACGGTAGGTGCTTCGCATTTTGAGAAATCAGCCTGTCCGTCCTGCAGAACCGTCATGCAGTTCTGTAAAAATCTCTGCTTGTTGAATTTCTCCGGCAGAGCTGCAACCTGTTTTTCAAGGCTTTCGTCCAGTCCTTTATGAACTGCAACTAAATAATTTGTGTCTTTTGTTGCCATAAATAACCTCCTTGTATTTTTATGAATCTGCCTACCAAGAAAAGGCTATGGCAGGCAGATTATTTATTTTATTCGCTATCGTCTGTACCCCCCCCCCGAAAAGGTTCTTCAAAAAATCTGCAAAACCATCTTCGGAGTCGGGCTTAACTTTAACGGTATCGAAACCAAATTTCTTTTTCATCAAATCAGTGAGCTTTATCGTCTGCTCAGACATAATATCTTTGATGAGGTTGTTGGTTTCCTCCGCCCACTCCATTCCACCGTCAATATCTTCGAGAAATGCCTTATTTCCAGAAGAACTGCAACTGATTGATGTAGGCGTTACGGTCACTTCACAAGTGAACGGATGGATTTCAATATCTTTCGTATCATCCATAATGTGTTTGAGTGCCATCATTGCCATAAGTGCGTCAAAGTTATCATTCTTGCCTGCCATAGTGTTTCCTCCTACAGTTCAATAACTGTTAATTCATTGTTACTTGTGGTTCTGGTTGCTATGAACTGCAACCCTTTCTTTTTGCACTTCTCATAGAGACGTGTGCGGTTTTCCTCAGACAGTTTCTCAGTACCATCAATAAGGATGATCTGTAAGCCGGACGGATTCTGAATTGCCACATCAATGCAGAGATCCAATTTTTCTCCCTCAGAGAGATTACTTACCGGAAGTCCATTGATAAGAGGTATTCCGTCCTTGACGGATAATCCCTCAATCGGGATTTCTGCCGTTTCCAGAATTGTTCCCGGAAGAGTTCTTGCCAGCTCAATCTTCTCTGTCAGAGAATTGGACTCTTTCTGCAAGGTGGCTACTTCCTCCTGAATAGACAACATTCTGCGCCATTCATTGATATGGCCTTTCATCTTCTCCGTCTCATTGGCCTTTGCCATGAGATCGTCAATAGGTGTGATTTCCATATCTGCGTATTCTGCATAGGACTGTTCCTCAGCCTCATACTTGGAAACGGCAGCCTCATACTCAGCACTGATAACTTTTGCCTTATCTTCCTTTGCTCCTGAGAGACCGGCTTTCTTTTCTTCCAGATTTTTAATCTGTTCTTTCAGTTTTGCCAGTTCACTCTCGATGTTCTTCTCCTGTGAAGCCATCTCTCTGTCGAGTGCAGCCAGTTTCACTTCCTTGTCTGCCTGAAAACCTCTGATTTTTCCATCGTGGCTGTCTCTGAGACGTTTTGCCTTTTCAATGGTTTCATTATTTTTACGAATCTTCTCAATCTCCGTATAGAGTTCTGAGAGGTTTTCTTTCTCCCATCTCTCTCCGTCATAGTCGATAGGAAGAGAACTTCCAATATCGGCAATAACAGCTTTCTTGGCGCGAATGTCCCGGTTTACATCCTGTCTGTGCATGAAGTAGTAACCGTTTTCTGCCTGAATGTCATTCAGAACTGCTAAAATGTTCTGTTCGTAATTCACATCCGGCGGCAGCTCTCCGAACCATTCTTTGATTGTGTCAAGGTTCCAATCGTACTGAATCATATCCAGAATCGTTGCATTTTGGGTTTTCTTATCCATAGAGATGAACTCCATAGGAGAAAGCTGCAACGGAGTGAATATGGTTTTCAGAAATGTTTCAGGGCTGGGGACAACATTGCCGTTCTGCTTTACAGATTTATAATCCGTCATTCCCTGTCTCGGTTTTCTGTCTATGGAGAGACCACTATCTGTCTCAATGAAAATCTCTCCCTCTGTCTCTCCGTTTTTGATAATGTACTCACGGTCTGATGCGTTGGTAAGGGCATATCTGATTGCATCAATAACGGATGTTTTACCGGTTCCGTTATCTCCGACAAGTTCAATATTCTTACCGTCTCCGCTCCATTCCTTGATTCCGAAAAGACTCTTAATCGTGATTTTTGAAATCTTCATGGTGGATTTTCCTTTCTCTGTTTATGGGGTTCGGCAATGCCTTACCCCTAAACCGCTACTGAATTACTGTTACGTTGGATGCCTGCGGTCCCTTGGTTCCGTCAACAACATCAAATTCTACGGGCTGCCCCTCTACGAGAGTCTTGTAACCGTCCATCTGCAATGCGCTGAAATGGCAGAACACGTCAACTCCATCTTCGCCTGTAATGAAACCATAGCCCTTTGCGGCGTTGAACCATTTAACTGTACCTTTTCTCATGGTGCGTCTCCTTTCCTTAAAAAATATCTATTAAACAATCCTTGCGGATGCTTAACCTATACCAAGTCGTTCTTTCTCCTGATCCAAAAGGTGGCGATATATGTAAAATCCCCACTTGGATTTACCCTCTCGCTTTATGGCATATCCAATAGGCAATTTCTCCCTTTTCATAAGTTCACGGAGCGTAATCACATCCATTTGCAACTCTTTTGCTGCATTTTTTGGTGTTACTCTCTCACTGTTCATTGCTTCTTACCTCATTTTGTTCGTTTTGCTGTGTCTTAGTTCGTTGTGGATTATCCTTTTCATGTTTGCTCGACTAAATTTTTTGGGTAAAAAGTTTGCTGACAGGGACATTCAAAGCCGCCGCCAACGATTTCAGAGTACCGACCATAGCCTCATGCTCTTCGTTGTTTTCAAGCAGAACTATGGTTGTTCTGCTTACGCCAGACATTTGAGCTAACTGTTCCTGGGTAAGTTTCTTCTTTTCTCTAAGTTCTCTGATTCGATACGCCATTACTGCGCCTCCTTTCTTTGTCCGATGTTTGCTCGACTGAACAATTTGAGTATAGCCGACTAAACATTTATTGTCAAGCACATTTTACAAAAAAATTGACTTTTTGTTCCGTGCATTGTATAATGGACTAAACATTGAAAGGAGGTTTTCTTATGACATTAGGGCAGATAATAAGGGCATATAGAGAAGAAAATAGCATGAGTATGGATAGATTTGCAAAAGCTAGTGGTTTGAGTAAAGGTTACATATCCCAGCTTGAAAATAATCTCAATCCGAAAACAGGAGAACCGCCTGTTCCGTCCATGGCAACAATAAAGAAAGCGGCAAATGGAATGTTTATGAGTTTCGACGAACTTTTTAATCAATTAGATGATAATATGAAAGTATCTGTTTCTCCTGAGAAAGTGAGGATGGCTAAGAAAGCAATCCGCATACCGGTTCTTGGTAATGTGGCTGCCGGAATACCTATTGAAGCCATTGAGGATGTTATAGATTATGAGGAAATATCAGAGGAATTGGCTCATACCGGAGATTTCTTCGCTCTAAAAATAAAGGGAGATTCAATGGAACCTCGTATCTGCAATGGGGATGTTGTGATTGTCCGCAAACAGAACTATGCAGAATCAGGAGATCTTGTCATTGTGTTAGTCAATGGAGACAGTGCCACTTGCAAAAAGTTGGCAAAGTTCCCTAGTGGAATCAGACTCATTCCTTTTAATCAGACCTATGAGCCTATGTTCTATTCAAATGAGGAAATTGAGAATAAGCCAGTGAGAATCATTGGCAGAGTCGTTGAAAACCGACAGAAATACTAAAATAGAAAACCGCCTCTGCTACCAACAGAGACGGTATCTATAAACACACACCGGAAAGCCGATGTATGCTCGTCTGAACACCTTGCATTATATCATCTTCCCGGTAGAAAAACAATATACCGGGCATTTTTACGCCCATTTTTAGGAAAAAGGAGGATGATATTATGCGTCTGCCAAACGGTTACGGTAGTGTAATCAAACTAAAAGGCAAGAGGCGTAAGCCTTATGCCGTCCGAACTTCTGAAATTTCTGAATTTGTAGAAATTGATGCTCCGAAAGAACCGCCGTCAAACATTCTGAGAGATTTTGTCCGATACAATTTCAAATGGCAATGGAGAAAACAGGTTTGGTCTGCCATCTCATCGGAACCAGTGTTGTCATTCGCTGAGGATCTTATGCAGGAAGAGGGATATGAGTATTCCATCTCCTACCGTCAGACATTTAAGTACCTTGAATATTTTGCCAAACAGGAGCACGCCTACTCTTACTTATCTGAATTGAATAATGCGGATGTCGTTGCGGAGCACATCAGATATGCCGAGACTCCCACATTTGCAGAGATGTACGGGAAGTGGAAAAATTATAGGAAAGCTCTGCCGGACAAAATATCTTCAAACACATGGAGAAACTACGAAATTGCCTTTAATCATCTGTCCGATCTGCACCACAAGAAATTTAATGCTCTGCGGACTGATGAAGTCCAGGAATGTATCAACAAATGGACCTGTAAATCAAATTCCACCGTTTCTAATATCCGAACCGTTCTCAATAATCTGTACAAGTACGCCCTGATGAACAACTATATAGAAAAAGATCTGTCACAGTTTTTTGTTTACTCATGGGTAAACCCGGAAGAACAGATTCATAGCAGATACACGAATGAGGAGATTGCAACCTTGTGGAGCAAACTGTATGTGGTAAACAATGTTGACCTCATCCTCATTACAATCTATACAGGTCTGCGTCCTACCGAACTGTTAGAGATAACCACGGATAATGTGCATCTGGACGAACAATATATGATTGGAGGAATGAAAACAGAAGCCGGAACAGACAGAGTTATTCCTATTGCAGACAAAATCCTGCCTCTCGTAAAGAACCGGTACGATGCCAACCGTAGATTTCTGGTAAACAACAAATATGGCAATCACTACACATACGGTTCCTATGTTAGTGCGAATTTCAATACAGTTATGAATAAGCTCAACATGAAACATCTTCCCCATGATGGCCGGCACACGTTCGCATCTCTCATGGATGATGCCGGAGCGAATGAGGTTTGCATCAAACTCATAATGGGCCACAGCATGAAAAACAATGTCACAAAGGGAGTGTACACACATAAAACCACACAACAGCTTATTGATGAAGTCAACAAAATTTAAGGGAGGTCATGCCTCCCTTTTACTGTATAAATATTCTAAAACAGTGTCAAAAACCAAGTATATTATGCGTATATTATGCAAAATCGTTTGTATCTTGCGTGTATATTATAAGTATATTGCCAGTATATTACTATCAAATTTTTACTCAAACTTACGAACACTCACTGTAAAAATACGCACAATAAAACCCCGGAAACATTGAATTTCCGGGGTTCGTTTTTATTGATTAGCACACACCCTGTGCTAACATAGCATCTGCAACCTTCAGGAAGCCTGCGATGTTAGCACCTGCTACATAGTTACCTTCCA